GTCCGGCTGCATATTGCAGCCGGACCACCACCGAGGGGGCACGCAAGGCTCCTCAGTGCGGCGGCGCTCGCCGTCGAAATCCAAGTTTCAAAGGAATAAAAATGAAAGGTTATTGCTCTATATATCAATTATTTAAACTCTCCTCTTGGGTTGCTTTATACAAAAGTTTTATGGATTGGAATCTCACAAAAACCTTATTTTCAATAGATTATAGGGGTTATTTTATAATTCAAACCATACATCCAACCATAAAGTATTCGTCTTTTTTACATAAAACAGACAAAAAACGTGTAAAAACCAATAAAATAGTGCAAAGGCATTACAAACGCTAATAAAAACTGCTAATAATTTGGTTTATTAGATATAAATATATATCTTTGCACCATTAAAACAAAATGAACAACCAAAAAACAAAAGAAAATGCCAAGACCACTACAAATATCGCAAAGCGACAATACTATCATTAAGCAAATAATGCAGGACAAGGGTATTACGATTGATGAACTTGCCACACGCATGGGTAGGGCGAAAACGACCATTATCAACCAACTCAAGTTGTCGAACATGACCATCAATTCGCTTGCAGCAATAGCAAAAGCATTGGATGTGGAAATAGCAGACTTGTTTCCAGTTCCAGACGGCTACGTTCATTACGAGGAACGCAGAAAAGCGAATATGTTTCCCACGCAAAAGCAAAACGCCGAAAACGTTACGAAAGACGAGTTTGCCCTGTTTTGCAAGTTTAAAGAGTTTATGAAAAAGGAAGGGAAAGAAGTATGATAACAAAGAGAACGTTACGTATTTTGCTACTCATTTTGGCGATGGTGTAGCAAACGAACTGCGAGCAGTGCTTTTTGCTTTCAAGCAATTATGCAAAATAGCCCCGACACGCTCCTTTCATTCTGAGCTATGTCAAAATGAAGGGCAGCCGTGGGCGGGATAGCCCTACGAGCTGAAGACGGGCAAAGTTTCTTGCGCTTAGCAATCTTAAAGTCTCCACCTCGCCGCCGCCGATAGTCAATACCACCACCTTCTGCCCTCATTGTGGTGCAAAGGTCCGTGTCGGCGTTGTGCTCCTGCCCGAAGAATAGCCTTTGACAACCCTACATCTATTATTTCAAAATCAGAAAACTACGAAAGGACTAACGTATAAAAATATTAATGTATGAAGAAAATCTTTAGAATGATGCTGCTGTTGACGATGATGACAGCAGCATGTGTGAGTATTGGCAGTTGTAGCAGTAATGACGATGCAGAGCCGGAGTATGTGCCGATGGAGTCAGCTTTTTCAAAACTTCTCAAAGAGAAGCCTGTGCAGCAGTTGTCTTACTCCCAAAACTACGGCAAGGGGTACTTTGCCCTCTATAGCGACCCGATGATGGGCAATTACAAGACCGACTACTACGTTGTATGTTTTTCGGTCTACAATGCCCCTGCTGACGATATGTATGACGGTCGTTACGAGGTGGAGCAAGCGGACGGCTCGTTATGGGGGTGGAAAGAGCAGTGGCAGCCCGAATACAAGAAGAACGAACTAAGCACATGGGACAACAATCAGCCCGTAAAAGGTGCCTGGGTAGAGATAAGGACTCTTGATAAGGGCGACGAATATGGGAAAAAGACGTTCCGCGTGAAGCTACACGTTGACGAAATGACGGAAAAGAACGGAGACTATGCTCGCAATATCAATATATCGTTTACAGGCCGCGACACGGGTCCTATGTTAGTGAACTAAAATCAGCAAAATCCGATGTAAAAACAAAAAAATATTGTACCTTTGCAGTCACGAATATGGCTCTTAGCCATACTTCTGTAAAGTATAACAAAAGTTGGGCCGCTTCTGTCTGCGAGGATGGAAGCGGTTTTTTTGATTTAGCTCTTTTACTTTTGCTGTCAACAAGAAGACGGCGTAACCACCACAAGCAGGAGCACGTGCAGCATAGAGCCGATGACAATAGTGAAGCCGTAGCGACAAATGTCATCCCACTCAATGCCTGGCAGCTTGTATCGCTTCCATTGATACACCTCTCGCAGCACCATTACGGGCAGCGCGAGAACACCCACGAATATAGACGCGATAAACCATCCGATAGCGCCTTGTCTGTTTCGCTTGTTCTCGTCGTAGCCTTCATCTATTATATCGAGCTGCGCTGCCTTGTAGAAAATAAAGAGCGTTGTCGCTCCCAATACGATGCAGTTCAGTAGCATCAGTATTTTCATTATATCCATCTGCACCTCCTTACTCTATTGTTATCCAAATCTGCTCGCCTCTCTCATCCGCAGCTTTCAGCTTTGTGTACACCTTGCGGAACGTTGCCGTTGAGTTGAGCACCTTGCCCCTCTCCTTATTCTCGCCGACGAGGATGCAGCCCTCCGTGTCCTTCGCCATGTTGCCGATGTGTATCAGCACGCCCTGATAGCCAGGCGTATTGCACAACCTTGGCAGTCTGCCCTTGCAGAACTGATACTGCGCCCGACCTCCGAAGCGTGGCGACACCGTCTTCATATCGACGAGGTATCTGCCCGTAGGTATAGCCGTTTCGCCGTGCACCTTCACTCCGCATATCTGCGCAACGCTCATCATCGAGGTCAGCCCTCTGTCCTTGTCTTCGAGCGTGTCGCAGACGTATGCGCCGTCAACGTACATCTTGCCGATTGTGTACGCCTCCTTCCTTGCTATTCGTTTGACCTTGATTTCCATGTTTATAGATTTAAATGAATAATGTTAATACGATGTTGAGTATCGCGCAGCACTCGACGATGAACAGCCAGTAGCGGCGCTTCCAGATGCAGAGCACGGCTGCGAGTGCGGCGAATAATATTGTAGGCAGGGCGTTGATGCTGCACGCCCACGCCACGCTTGCTATTGCCGACGTGATAGCTCCGCACTTGTGTATTGTGCGCTGACTCTCGTCGAGGTACGCAGGAGCTGCGCCCACAAAGATAATGCCCACGCAGGTAAGAAAAGCCATGCACTCCAGTCCACCCTTTGAAAGCATAAGCGGCAAGAACGATGCGCCGAGCGTCGCCATAAGCACAGGAAAGAGCCAGTCTCTATCTGCGAGGTAATATACCTCCGAGAGCATGGTCGGCACTCGTCTTGCCACGCAACAGCTGAAAACGTACAGCGCAAGAGCGATGAGTATAATAATAGCTAATGTCATAATATTAAACCTCCATCTTTAGCTGCGCAGGATAGCCTGCCGTGATGTCGTACTTCTCTACCTCCTCGATGCTCGTCAGCTCGCTTACCGCCTTCTTGTGTGCAGCTGTCACGTTAAAGCACTCGTATGCGTAGTTCTCGATGCTACGCATGAGCATTTCAGCTTGTGCGCACGGCATCGTGAAAGACATACCTTTCATCCATATTGAGATGTTTTCCTCGCCCAACGCTACCTTGTCGGCGATATTCTGACGCAAACCCATGCGCTTATCGACATTCGGAGATGAGGGGTCGTCTTTGCTCCACGGAATAAGCATACCGTTCAGGTAAAAACCGTTTACAGCAGAAGATTTGTCGTAAGCGTCAATCTCTGCCAGCAGCATCTCCTTCGCTTCTTCGAGTGTCTTACCCTCATACTTCTTTTTGTTCTCGGCTCTGAGGTAGTCGCTGTATGCAACCACCTCATAATCCTGCAACTCCGCGTCTTTGGCGCAGTATATCTCACTCGTATAAGTGTCGTTGCCTTTAAGTATAAAACCCTTGTCTGCCGACACCTTCACGCAGCCGTTTTTCACCTCCGTAACGGTCACGTTACCTTTCTGTTTCAATTCTTCTATCTTCATATCTTTTTCAAGCTATTATATATCCCTTTGCCGTAATTGTCGCGATGTCATCTTCCGAAAGCACCTTCTTGGTGTTGGCGTGCAACACCAGTGTAAAGTCGGGCAAACCGTTAGCTCTGCGGTCAAACAAATTATCGACAAGACTTAGATGCACACTGTCATTCGTCCATTTTTCTAATCTGCTAAAATCAACCGTTGTGGCAAATGGAGACGAAAAAAACTCCGCACCGAGCTTTAATGTCTCAATAGTTCTGTTCCAAGAAAAGATTGATTGCATATCTTTAACTTTACACAGATTCCATCCAAGCAAATTAATATTCTTTAACCCACCACAAGTCCCCAAAAATTCCCTCATATCTGTAACATTACTTACGTTCCAGCCGCTAAGGTCTACATCGGTAAGGCTGGCACTTAGACTCAACATTCCAACGATAGTCTGTACATTTGCAGTGTTCCATTTCGTAAGACTTACCTTTTTTAGCCCACATGCAATCGCGAAAGCTTGTAGCGATGTAACACTGCTTACATCCCAATCCTCCATGCCTTTTGTTTCCGTGATATTGAGACAACCTTTAAAAAGCGATATGTGTGTCATTTTAGAAGTGTTCCATGCGGCAAGGCTACCAAAGCTGTCATTCGTAAGATTTTTGCAGAAACCAAACATTCCAGTTGTACTGTCAGATTCGCCACCGTCTAATTTTTCTGCACTATCAGTTCTTAAACTCTCAAGCCCTTTCATCTTTTTTATCCCACAGTTCCGGAACATATTGTCAAAGTTTTTTACATTTGAAAAATCTGTCCCAGTAAGGTCTATCTCATAAAGCGATAGTGCGTTGTTAAACATGCGACTTACGTTTTCTACCTGACTACAATCCCAATGTGTGATGTCTATCCATACAAGGGGACAAAAAGTATTCCACCCCTGTTCGAAGTTTAAATATTTCTTTGGATACAATCTATAAATCTTGCGTGGCTCAACATCAATCAACGAATTGTCTACCTTTATTGTTGCTTTCGCACAAAAGAGAACATCTACGTAGCTTCCATGTAACTCTTCAATCTTCTTCCTTGTTTCATCTTCCTTCTGCGACAGGTTGCCCAGCTGTGTAGATACGCTCGCCAGCACGCCGTCTCTTGTCACCTTCATCGTCAAGTCTGCCACGCCGACTTTATAGCTGACTACCACCTTTATAGCGGAGTTGCCCTTGAAGTGGCTCATGTATCGACAGTAGCCGTCCTTCGGCAGCTCCGCATCTGCGTTAAGACTAACGAGCGGCGAGTATGTGCCCACCTTTGTCTCGTACACCATAGGCAGTGCGTCTACCGCAACGCCCGTCTCGTCAGTAATGACGCAGCTCTTGTCCTCGGCATAGGTGTATGTATATGTGTGTGTCGCGCCAAGATACGTAGCCGTCGCCGTCGCCGTTGTGCCGTCGGAGTTGTATGTGTATGTGTAATCAATGCCGCGCGTCTCCACGCTCTGTATGTACTCTGCGAAGATGCACACGCTGTCGTCTATCACGTTCGGTTTGAACAGATATACGTTGCCCTTCTCCGCAGTAAACTCCGCAATAGCCCAGCCGCTCTTGTTTACCTTCGCACCGCTTGCCGATATAGCCTTGTTCGTCTCCTTCGCCGTCAGCACGATGTCTGGTCTGTCCGTGTATGCGCCCATCGTTTCAGACAGATGTTTCACCTCGCTCACCACATCGCCTACCTCGGCGTAGCTCGCCAGTTGCAGTGATGTGCTCTCTCCTTTGCGGTTTGTGACGGTCAGAACATCGTTAGCGAGAGCGGCATCCACATTTTCTGCTGCCACAGCCGCTGCGTTGGCTTTCTCTGTTGAAGTGTCGGCTTTGGAGGTGGCAATAGTAGCTTCACTTGCGGCATCAGAGGCTTTCTTTGTCGCTGTCTCGCAGTTCGCCTTAGTGGTTGCGAGGGTGGCTTCGCGCTGTTCTTCGGCTGAAACACGGGATGCTTCCGCAGCGATTCGGGTCTCTTCCGCTTTCTTACGCTGTGTTTCCGCCGTCTTTCTTTCCGTCTCATTAGCCTTGCGTTCCTGCTCGTCGGCTTCACGTTCACTCTCTGCTGTCTGACGTGCCGTTTCCTCATTGACTCGCTCTGATTCTGCCGTCTGGCGAGCGTCCTCGTTGCTCATGCGCTCTGTTTCTGCTGACACACGCTGCTGTTCGGCAAGCTCTCTGTTGCTTTCAGAGGTCTTGCGTTCGTTTTCATTATTCACACGCTCCGTTTCTGCGTTCTGCCGTGCAGTTTCCGCAACTTCTCTTGCTGTTTCGTTGTTGGCACGCTCAGTTTCAGCCTCCAGTCGCGTGTTCTCATTCTGCTTGCGTGTAGCTTCTGCTTCGGCACGCTGCTTTTCTGCTTCTGCACGCTTGCCCTCCTCCGCATTTGCCTTGTCGGTAGCCGTGTTTGCTGCACTTGCTGCCGTGTTCGCCTTGCTGACAGCGGTATCAACGTTTGTTGAAAGCTCCGTAAAAGTTGTTGCTCTCTGCTTTTCTGCTGCTACACGGGCGGTTTCATTCGTCGCGCGTGTCTTTTCAGCTTCGACACGCTCGGTCTCTGCATTGACACGCTGCGCCTCTGCTGTCTTTCGAGCGTCCTCGTTGCTCATGCGCTCGGTCTCTGCTGCATGGCGAACACCCTCGCTCTCACTGCGCTTATTTTCTGCTGACACGCGAGCGGCTTCTGTTGCCACACGCTTCTTCTCCGCAGAAACACGCTCACTCTCGTTAGCCTTGAGCGTTGCGTCCGTCTGCTTTGCCGTTTCAAGCGCCGTGTTCGCGTCGGTTATGAGCTGCGTAAGTTCTGCCGTCGGAGGCAGGATAACAAGCGCCGTGTTCATCTCCACCGAGTCCTCGCCCTCGATAAGTTCGCCGTTGAACGCCGTGTCGCCCGAAGCGTTGTTGTCTACGATGGCGAACTGCTCATACTCCTTGCTGCGCCAGTCGTTGCCGAAGATTTTACCGCGCACTTCGAGGGCGTATGTGCCCACTGATACAGCGTCGCCCTCGACACGTGCATTGATGATATTGTCCTCTGCCATGTCGATAGTGTAGCTCAGAGCCACACGCCGATACTGGTTCACGATGTTCACAACGATGTCCGTGCAAGCAGGCAGCGGAAAAGCCACCTGCTCGCCGTTCACTATCTTGCACACTGGTATGCGCAAAGTAAAGTCGTTACCTCTAACTATTTTCTTCATATCTTATTCTTTTGGTTGTTCTTCTTCTGTTGTTGTCGGATCGTCGGCTGTAGGTTCTCCTCCTTCGTCCGCAACCGCTCCTCCTCCTTCATCGCTGTGCGCTATTGGAGCTGTAAATGGTACGTTGTAGCCGTTCCACACAATCGCATACGTATTAGCGTTTGAGACATACACCAATTCGCAGGTGAGAACTGCCATCCATCCGCTTTCAAGCCAGTAGGGGCGAGCTGTGTTGCTACCTCCAACGAGCGACGTATAGCCAACGATATTGATTGTTGTCGCCGGACTTGTGTTGTTTCTTATAACGAACACCTGCCCGAGGTACGTCGCCGCTTCTTCGCTTGTCACACCAAGGCTGGCATTGCTTGCGTTTGGATTGTGAAATGGCAGAATTATTGTCGGGTAGTTACCTCCTGTCTTTTTGCCGATGTCGCCCGAAAGCTCAACAAAACTACCTGCCTTTACAAAGTTTAGTCGGATATATCCATTGATCGAGTTTTCTTCTGTGTAGCCTTCCAACTTGTCGGGGGTAATAATAGTCTTCTTCTTACGTATCAGTCCAGAGAAGAGACCTGCACCCACCTCCAGCAAGCCGTCCTCGTTCACGCTCGCAGTCACTTCTCCGCTGTTGTTTTTGACCATGAACTTGTTTGCCGTAGCCGTGATGGTGTCGTCTTCGAGGTCGATGCCCGCTCTTTTCAGACCCGACTCCAGTTTGCCAGCCTCCGTCTTGTCGTAGGGCGATAAGCTCCAGCCGCCGTATTCCGTTCCCTCCATTATCATCGGTCGGCACACGTCGATAGCACCATTTCTGCGCACGGCAAGTTCAAGCAACAGCTTCGTGCAGCCGTCGGGCACGGTAAACGTCGCAGTAAAGAGATGCCAGTCGCCTAAACCTGCATAGATATTGCTCGACTTGACAACAGCACCTTCCGTACCGCCGTCAAAGCGCTTGATAGAGTAATAGACGCCGTAATCCGAGAGGCTGATGTTTCTTACCCACACGCTAAATACGTACGTCTTGCCAGCTGACACACGCACATCCTTAAAGTACAGACCTGTGTATGTGTTCGCCGTAGCGCCCGACGCACTGAACGTTGCGTAGTTCGAGCCACCGACGCCGCCACCGCTTGTTATCTCTACCTTTTGCGAGTGAGCCGCTGCAATCTTCGTGATGTCATCCCACGGACGCAGCGCAGAGCCTACGATGCTGTTCTTTAGGTTCGTGGTCGTTTCAACCTGTAGAGAGATTTTGTCCGTTGTCTGCTCTATCTTCGATACCTTATTCTCAGTATTCGTCTGCTTCTGTGCAAGCGACGTGATACTCTCTGCGTTCTGCGTTAGAGTAGTGTTTATCTTGCCTATCTGCCCATCTACCTCCTGCTTGTTCGCAGACACTGTAGAAGTCAGTCCGTCAACGTTCGCTACAATCTCCGCAAGCGTCATCTCCTTTGTCGTGCTGCCGTCCTTCACTTTGAGCTTAAACATTGACGCAAGCGCATACAACTCGTCGGGAGAGACAACGAATATCTCCTTGCCGTCGAGCGTATAGTCGTTCACGCCCTTGTACAGCTTGATTGACGGAGAGTCGGAGCCGTAAGCCGAGAGGTAGAGCACCGACTGGCGTGCCACATCGGTTGTATTGCCCATCTGAACAAGCTCGTCACCCACCTCTGGCTGCGAATCGCCGTAGTTGCCTCCCGACAAAGCGAGGATGTCGATGTAGTCCGTACCTACCAGCATCACTCTGCGCCAGTAGTATTTGTTTTTAGCGTTCGCCGTCGTGCCCTCCTTGATGTTGAACGTCTGACAGCGCACAAGGTCGTTGACGGCAAACGGATTCGTTATCTCCTCGTCGCCTCGCTTCGTCAGGAACGAGCAACGGTAGACATCGTATCGCAAGGATGTCGGTCCGTATTCGGGCAGCAGCGTGCCTTTTTTCAAGAAGTCCACCTTGCTAATCTTCATGGCAGCAGGCGACAGAACAATCTCGCCGCCGACACTTTGCAGCTCTCTAATTACGAGCCTTACGAACTCCGCAGCCTTGCGCACAAGCAGGCGGTCTACCTCCAAGTAGCTGTCTTCGCTGTCGGAATAATTGCCGAGTTTGAAGCCCGAACCGAGCGCACCCGAACGGAACGCCGCCGACACAACCTCTTTGAGGGTGGCGATGCCGTCGGAGGAGATACCGAAGTTATTACCTCCAGTTTTCTCTCCCAATGTCAATCCTTTTATGAAACGAATGATCTCTTGCGCAGCATCCTGCTTTACTTTTGACAGCGCATTATCGTCGAGAAACTTCGGAGTTACTATCTTGTCGGTAGACTCAAGCTGCGTGTCCGTTGTGGCTACTCCATTCACCTCGCCTTGGTCCTCAAAGGCTATTTTCCCTCCGGACACAATAGTGAGAGTCTTCGCGAAAAGTTGGCGGAATTTAGTGCCAGCCTTCATCGTAATGTCCTTGAGGAAGGTCACGATATTGTCTGCCGAAAAATAATTATACCACTCGCTTTCGTAGGGAATAGCACTGATTGCTTCGTCCGAGGACAAATAGCCATATACGATTCTGCCGCCTTCTTTCCAATCGCGCTGCACCGTGCCGTTATCACCCGACGAGGTGATGATGCCTTGCAGAAAGACGTAATAGTACTTCTCGTCGCCTATCTGCTCTTCTTTTTCGTCCTTGCCGTAGATGTCTATCTGTTCAGACGGGAATACTATCCATGCCGAAGCAGCGAGCGTCATGTCGCGAGGAATGGCGGCATAGACGTATTTTTCGGTGTGGGTGTTGAATACCGTTGGAGCTGCCTGCAAGGGCCAGCGTCGGTAGTTGTGTCCGGCATCGAAGCCGATAATGTCCTTGACGTACACAAGTATCTGAGCACCGCTCATACACGATGCCTGGATATAGTCAGGATTGCCAAGGGCATTCAGTTCGATATGCAATGCCGAAGGCGAAATCCAATAGTCTTTGGTTGTCGCTTGTGTCATATATTATATTGATTTTCTGTTACGAATTTAGAAAAAAGCGTTAGTATGATACGGACATACCTAAATACAAACGACCGCAAGAGTATGGTGACTCTTGAGGTCGCAAGAAATGTAGAGATGAGAACTGAGAGACTTATATCTTTGTACTGCCGCAGAAACTGAGTCGTGCCGTGAACGATACGCTGTACATATCGGTCTTGGTATCGTCGGCATACTTTATTGTCTCTTCCGACTCGATGGTACATGGCAGGAACTTGCCGTTAATCTTCAGCCATACGTGCTCCGACATGAGCAATTCGTGGAGATACCAAGCGAGCCATGTTTCGTCCAACGGATCGGTCTTGTAGTTCCAACCTTCCTTGTTGCCATGCTTGCGTACTGCCGACCGAGAGAAGGAGTGCAAGGTTTCTTTGCGTGTTACGGTATAGTTGGTGGTTTTGATGTCTACCTCCTGCGCATAACTCTTGGGTATGCTGATGCTCTCAAGCACACCGAACGAGTTGATAAAGCGAAACTCCGTGCGGTGTACTGCCTCGGAAGCAGGTAGGGCAAAGAGCTGCTGTCCGCCTACTGTCTGTACGCCTTCTGCCGTTATGTTGTAGACTTTAGCCTCGGGCGCATTCCATGTGGCGGTTGCCAGACTTACAGCCGGACTGTACGCATCGGCATAGACGAGCTGTTCGCCTACGCAAACCAACTGAGGTGTGGTGTTAGGTTTGCGTGTCAGTCTGCCCACCTTCATATCCTGCTCGCCCATCAAGCGGTCGTAGTCGGAAAAACCACCGAAGATAGTTTGCTTCACGTCCTCGTCGGCGAGATAAGACACCGGTTCCGACTTTTTCACTTCGCCATCAGCCATATACTCGTCGTATGCCGACACGTTAAATTTTACTACTGGCATAACACCGGGCTCAGGCGAATACTCGTAGGAGTCGCGGAACGAGCGCAGGGCAGACGAAACATCTACTTGTACTGCTTTGCCGTTTTCAGTCAAGACGGGTTCGGTCATACGCATGGTTTCGTAGTTGCCGCCACTCACGCCACACTTCACCTCAAACACCATTCGGTGAAATGAAGGCGAACCACTAAGCGTGAGCGGAGTGACGGCGAACGTGATAGGGTTGCCGTTGAATATAGATCCGTCAACTAATTTCAAATATGCTGCCATGTGCTTTAATTATTAATTAGTAATTAGTAATTATTAATTGTTGGTTATTACTTTTTGATGTGGCGATGTGTGTATATATAAAAGGTATTATATTGCAAACACTTCCAATTCCACTTCGCCCAATCCGTCACGTGCAGTAATCTCGGCATTAACCTTGTTGATAAGGCATTTCTTGCTGTCGATATTCCACCACTCTTTCCAGTGATTCTGAATGTCGGCTACCTGCGCTACGGAGGCGAGGCACTTGACGTAATACTTCTTGCGATGAAGGAGAAAATAGATGTAATCGACGAGGAATACGTCTACGTAGCCGCGGTTCTTGACCGACGGAGTATTCACCACGAGTGGAGCGTCTGCCCATTCGGGCTGCACCCAAGCACGAGGCTTCAGAGAAAAACGCTCCTCGTTGCCGATGCCTGGCTCAACGCCGTTGTAGTCGTACTCGTTGCCGTAGGGGTCGATAGAGTCGGTTGTCAGGGCATAGTCGCCAGCCTTTGTGCGCCACTTTGAGTTGCCGAAGCCGTCATAGTTGTAGCCGTAGGTTTCATGTGTCGCGTCGATACCGCCACCACGCATGATAGCGATAGACAATCCCCAGTCGTATGACTGAAGAGGAGAGTTGCCATCATCGGTGGAAGACGGATCGTAGCTCTCACGTAGCGAGAGCTCTTCGGTGACGTAGAAATCAGCTATCATCGACGACATGGTGTTCTTGACGTACTGCTTCACAAACTCATGTTCCATATCCTCATCAACGAGAGCCGCCATCTGAGTTTTGGCGTAAGAGCCGTTTAGCTTTTGAATCTCTACGCCATCATATTGCTTGCCCACTTCGTTGGGCTGTTTAGGATTATCGGAAGCGCAAGTACTACCCGTGCTTGACGATAAGGCTATACGGTAATTGGCATCCACCATACCCACAGGGACAAAGCTCGACTTAAACTCCTGAATGAAGTCTTCGTTAAGAGTAGAACAATCGCCTATCTCCACACCCTTCATAGCAGCCACTTCAAACAAGCGAGGCTCCATATTGCTTGCGTCAGTAAACTCTTTGTCAATCTTCACACGATATTTATTGCCTGTCTGAAGGTCAACAAACACGTTCATCTGTCCGTTGCGCACCTCGTGGATAATGTCCTTGTAGGTAAGGCTCGTTACGGTAGAGTTCTTAGGGTAGTCGATATAGTCGTAGTCAGTGTTGAAGTCCTTCACCTTGTTCTTCACGTTGTCGCGCTGCTCCTTAGCCTCGCTCTCGGCTGCATATCCGGCACGCACACCGGTTATCTTCTCCGTGATGGGGAACATACTGAGCACCTGGGCGTGAAAATTGCGAGGTGTAGGATTCTGCTTACGGAACACGTCGCGAATGAGATAAGCCGTTACCTTGCGTTGCTCGTAGTCGTAATGGAACTTAATGCCGAACTGCTGTTCAAGCGAATCGATCACGTCCGATACCGACTCATTGGGGAAGTTCTTTTCATTGGCATACATACGGAAAATGCTTGCACTCATCTGAGCCGACTTGATGGAGTTCTTGCAGGTGATGCTTGCAATCTTGTCTTCGCCTACACGCACAGTAACCCAGTCGCCTTTCACTGTCACCACTTCAGTGTCCTTAAAAGCTCCTTGGTTGTAAAAACTGCCGTTATACTTCTTATCTACTATCTTATATGTAACCGCACGATAAGTAACCTCCTGCACACTCTTGTCTTTCGGATTTTCGAGTTTCAGTTTGCCGCCACAACCGCGAGAGTCGAGCCATTTGTTCACGTCTTCAAAAAGGTCCTTTACGTTCTTCTCGCCATTGACTTGCTTCTGAAAGAAACCCTCCTTCACGTCACCTACCTGCTTTAGTCCAGCTTTCACAGCTTCGTCGTTCTTCGTGTAATACGACCGAGCGTAAAGTGGTTTTATGTCGTAGGAGCATTTTGTGGTGAAGAAGCAGAGACGGTTTATGTCGCCGATGGCTGTAAGAGCCGAATTGTCGAACTGGACACCAAGGTGCTCAAAGAGGCAGTCGAGGAAGAAGAGTATGTAGAAACAAATGCCCGATTGCGGACGGTTGGCATCCAACACCCATATCGGGCCGCGGTCTTCGTACATTTCTTTCTCGTGATTTTTGTTGTTCGGGTCTTCGTCCTTGCGGGAGTTCACTTTCTGCACAAGACTGTCGGACGTAGTGCCATCGTCGTTCAAGTCATGGTGGGCATAGCACACACGGGCATTGCAGAAGGGCTTATGGGGGTAGGCATCATTCACGTTGATGTAGGACGTTTGCACCTTCGGCACATTTACGTTGTTGCCGTTGGGGTAAGCATCTACTCTCAATACTTCAGCTTCGTGTAAGTTGCCAGTTTCGACACATTGGGCAGGATAAGAGAAACCAAGGGCTTGAGGGGAAAAGGTGGACTCCGTAGTATTGTCGTCGCCCACCGAAGCGTATCTCTTATCGCCTTTTTTGCCTTCGTATTTGATCTCTACCTCAGTCTTGTAGTTGACACTCACGCTCACCTCGTCAATCTTCTCGCCTATAAGGAGCTGGTCGCGGTATTTCGTGGGGATAGGCACTTCGTTGCACTTGAGGTCGCTAATGAGGTCAGAGAATGATTGCGTAGATGCGTTGATGTTTAACGAGAGAGAATCTTTCACTCGCTCGTCTTCCTGGATGATAGCTGTGCCCGACGCAAAGGGCACGCCGTCGGCGACAATCTGCATCGGCGTGTGCTCATAGCTCACGGGACGAATGTCGCTGCTGACATCATCCACGTTTTTGAGAAAATGCCGGTTACCTTCGATGGGCAGTCCTACGGGATAGGAGAACATCTCAACGTCGTTGAACAATGGGTTGCTCAACTCAATACTGATGGATGCGTCTTCTTTTAGGGCGAGAGGCTTGCCGTCGGCGAGGATTGTAAGTTTGCTGTTCATGTTGGGTTGTTTTTTACTGAGCCTTTCTAAGCCTTACTGGGCTTTAAGTGTTATACTATTATTTTGGCATTGCCATATAGCGTGATGTTGCGGTCGGTATTGCTGAACACCTTGGTGTCGCCGTAGGCGTCAATCTTCAGATAACTTTGTGCGCTTATCTTGCCACCGTGAGCCTCGCATTTCACGCTGCCATAAAGCAGGGCTTCGGCAGAAGTCCATAACCGGGAATGGTCGGATGCCCACACAAAACCTTTACTGATGTGCCCATAGGCGTAATCGTTTAGAGAAACGAAAGTCTTGTCTTTCTTTTCATTATACACCTGGCTGTGCCCCCATGCTTGAACGGAGGCCGAACCTAAAAGGTAGCATTTGGCGTAGTCGTACACGTCAACGAGGATGTCACAATCGGTTACTATCACAAGAACGTACTCTGGTGCGGTCTTTGGGCACTCGTTGACATAGATGCCGGCGGCGTTCATTTCTTCCTTCAATGAAGGATAAATAGCAGGAAGTTGTTCGTTGATGATGTCGGCATACTTGCTCTCTACGAGGTCTTCCCAGTTATTACGCCACACAGCCATGAGCTGACTGACATTTTCTGCGGCGAGCATGGCACGAAAACCCTCGGCACAAGCGTGGCGAGAGTGACAAGCAGCGGTACAGAGATTTTTTAGTTGTTCAAAAGAAGTCATAAATGTTGGGGTATAAGAAAAGCCTTACCGGGCCTTTTTATGCCTTTCTAAGCCTTTGGTGAAACTTCGTTTTTGGTTTTCTCTAAGATTGCCTCGTAGCCTTTCATTTCGTCTTCAGTCACAATGTCGGCGTAGTCTTTGCGGAGTTGGGCGATGCGTTCTGTCAAGCCCTTCACTCTTGCCTTAGTACTCGGTTTGTCCTTACGCATGATGTATTTGATGAGGGCGTCAGCTTCTGCCTTGTGCTTGGCTTGGCGGTCGCGCTCCGCTTTTACTTCGGGACGGTCGGCGGCTATCTTGTCGGCTACCGACTGGGCGAAGAGAGGGTCACGGGCAAGAGCCTTGTCGTAGAATGGACGGAACTGGGCGCGTAGGTTCTGCGGTGGAACTTTACACGCTTTCTCTATTCGGGCGATGTATTCGGGGTCGCCGGTGCGTGGGGATAGACGAAGGTATGCCTCGCCAATTTCGCGGTCTACGCTGATGTAGATACGCGGCAAGATGTCGCTCTCTATCTTCACGGCACGGGTGGCGAGAAGGGCAATCTCTTCTTCGGTGTAAATAGGTCTGCCAGCCTTCTCATTGGCTTCCACCATCGTCTTGGCTTGTTCCGACTTTGCAGCCATCTCGTTACGCAGTGAGCGCACGGAGTTGACTTGCTCCTGCAAACGCTCGGAGAGGAAAGGGCGAAGTTGCATAAGGTTGGGCATGGTGGACGCAATGGTCTCGCCGTTAGGGTTTGCCACGATACCGCCGTAGGTGAGAGGCTGCAAGGTGAGGTCGGGCTGCAGGTCGGGGAAAAGCGAGCGGCGTGCTTCCTCAAGAGCTTTCTCTTTTTGCGCTTGAGCATAGGCTGCCTGCTCCTCGCGAGTGGGGCGTCCCACGTGCCGTTTTATTTCCGAACGTGATGTTTGCATCGTCTGAAGGTAGGTCAGAAGCTGACGCACACGGCGGTGGTAGTCGCGGAAACGCCGGCTGTCGCGAACAAATGCGGCGGCGCCGGGCGTGCCTTCGAGGAGTGTCAGGCCGCGCTCGAAAGCCTCACGTTGGTCGGACGTGAGGATGCGGGCGGATAGGGCAGGTGTAAGTATGCGGATTATATCTTCCATATATCATTGGGTTTTAATACAACAATGGTGAGACGAAAATCTTGCTACCGGGTTGATTGTTTTCGTAACCTTTCTGGTTGTCTGAATGATTCTCAGAATCGGCAGAATTAACTTCAGCATTGGCCTTGCCAACTGCCTTGCGCATTTCTACAAGTCTCAAAACCGACGAACGCAGAGCGACGGCTTCATTATGAGCCGCAGATCGGCGTGCCTTGTCAATAGTGAGAATTGTTGTGCGCTCTTCCAGGTGGGCCACCATCAGGCGACGCACCTTGCGAAGGAGAGGCTTGTCTTCGGGATCAGTAGAGATGAGAAGTTGCTGCACCATCGGTTCGCCTATAGCCTCGCTGATGTATTCGTCTTGAATGAAATGGAGGTCGGGCAGAAGCCGGATGAACTTCTCACGACTCTCGTAGATGTCGAGGTAGTGCTGAAGTTCGGCACATGTAGCAATGAGGAGGTCGTGGTGAAGGTAGTAGTAGGTGCTCTCCTGCCACAATAGGCTAATCTCCTCAATAGCCTTGTGTTCCTCGTCCTTGGGCTCGGTGGTCGGTTGCTCGGTGGTGATGGCTGCGGGTGTAGCCATTTTCTTTGCCCAACCTTCGAGCATCACAAGCATTTGGTTGAGCGACACCATTGCCTCGCACTTGTAGCCCTGCACACCTTTGTCGATAAGGTCCTTGGATGCAGCGCCGTAGTCTTCACTCGAAGCCACATTGACGCCTGTACCGTTGATTGATAGGGCTTGCGGATAAGCGAAACGTGCCATTGCATCATAAGCCACCACGCGCTGCGCCATAAGCAAAAGCTGCTGCCATGGCTGGTGTATGTGTTCGCCATTGCAGACGGACAAGTAGAAGTCATCGGGCGAGACGGTTTGGTAGTACTCGCACAATCGGTTGTAAAGCGAGTCGCCCAACTTGTCGCGCAGAAAATCTTTCTCGCTATTGTCAAGAATGCCCTGAAGAGAACTTATCTCGTCAATTGCATTGCTGGGGATGTGGAGCCGAAGTTCCTTGGTTGTCGAAATAATCATAACTACGAATTTTGAATTTTGAATTTTGAGTTATCGGTAGACAGATTTGCAACTCATTTCTTATGCCTGCAGTATCTATGATTTTCTTTTTACCCTTTCAAATGAGCTATTAACATGGGCTTCGTGTACAGGTATGCGAGAGCATCCACGAGGAGGTTTACTGGATGTAATCGTGTAGGGTGTCCAGTAGCCGATAGACTTTGCCAACTGAAAAAGTTTCTCAACTTCATCAAAAGCCATTAAACCACTTGCAATTTCCCAACCTTGATTCAGGTCTAATCCTACATGGGAGGAAATGTAGTTTTCAAAACCTCCGACAGGTTTGCTGTAAATGTTTTTCGCTTGCTTATCAGCAATATACAATTTGTTCAGACCCGACTTTTCGTGAACGTAAAATGCGTAACATTCAAGTTTCTTGCCGGTTGAATAGAAACGCTTTACTGCCACAATAGCGTAGTCGGCGCGAGAGTAGGGGGAGACGTTCTTGAGCTTTAGTATTTTACCATGAGGAAAATCAAACTCCTTGAAAGTGCTTATGGCCGGTTCGAGACGCAGACATTCTAACTTCGAATATCTCTTCTTTTTCTTCAATTGAGACGAGAGTGCAGCAACTTTATCTTCCAAGTCAAATATTCGCTTTTCTTGAACCGCGCATTCGTCCATCAAAAGACCAAACTTCTTCAGTAGGTCTTGCATCGTTGCTTCCTTTATTTTTTCTACATTTTTCATATTGCTAATTGTTCTATAAATCTTTTTGTTATGTTTAGCATTAGAGCGTTCATTAAAACAGCGTAAGCTGCGCCAGTTCCAGCTTGATGCGCTTGCAAGCCTTGTCGTAATACTCCTTGTTGAGCTCAAAGCCGATGAAGTTACGCTTCTCTTTTATACAAGCAATGGCGGTGGAGCCGCTGCCCATGCAGTTGTCTAATATGGTGTCGCCCTCGTTGGAGTAGGTGCGAATGAGATACTGAATAAGAGCGACTGGTTTTTGAGTGGGGTGCATATCAAGTTCTTTCTCCTTGTCGAAATGCAACACCGATATAGGATATTTCTCGGTTGTCATTTCCTTTGAATAAGTCTCGATATTGTAGTTGCCATAGCAAGCATTGCCTTTTGGTACACCTTGCTGGCATCCTCTCGAATGAGAAGGATTGCCTTGTCGCATTTGTGGGTTAAACGTAGGTAAAGCACGATAGAAAACTGCAATATCTTCATGGCTTCGCATAGGCATACGCTTCGCATTGAGAAAGCCTGTAGGTCTATCCTTTTGCCAAATAAGATTGTACCGCCAAGTCTTAGGTTCCGCCATCATCAACTGTGCTGTGAACATTCCTTGACAGAAGAGAATTACGGGGGCGTTTGGTTTTGCTATGCGCCAATACTCTTTGAATAGCGGCTCTATCGGAATGATGTTGTCCCATTGTGCTTTTTCATTGCCTTTGTTCAACACCTCATACGGCAAATCGCACACAATGCAATCCACGCTTCCGTCGGGAATCCTCTTCATTCCTTCGAGGCAGTCTTCATTATATATCTTATTCAATTCTATCATTGTCTATAAATCCTTTTATTCCTTATTATTCCTGCTTCGCCACTCCCGTCTTCGAGTTATCCAGCGTTGTAAGAACTTCGCGGTCTATCTGCCAGACGAGGTGCGAGTCCCATTTGTTTACTCTCGTAATTACCTCCAACGGTCGAAGCATGAGCTGCTGTAGCGGGGCAAACTGAATCTGTTTTACGAGGAAGCGCTCGCGCAGGTCGGTGCCGCCCGATGATGTAGCGTCGCCTGGGGTGTTGCCGATAAGCTTCGAGTCGAGTCCCATGGCGAAGAAGATGATAGAGGAAATCTCCTGAAGCTCGGTCTTCTCGGCTTGAGCCTGAGAATTTGCCTTGCTTTCAATTTCGACAATTTCCCACGCCTTATGCTCCTTACCGTCCAAACCGGTGAACACAGCCGAGATGAGAGCCTGACCTGCGTTGTCGGGGTTGGAGAGCCAAGTGTTGATGTCGCTGAACACCTCCTGCTGAATCTGCGCCATCGTCTTGCTCTTGTTCTCTCCCTGCTGGGTGTAGAGACTCTTGAGGTATTCCTGGTGGATGTAGATCACACGACCGATGATGTTAGAGTTGCGCTTACGCGTCAGTCGATCGTCAACGATGGTGAAGGCGTATTCGAAAATGCTTCCGGCAAAGATGCTGTGCCAGAGAGCGTCGGCATAGTAAGGGCCTCCGAAGTCGCGCGGCGACATAATGAAACGCGTGGGGCGGTTCTTGCGGCTTACTCGCTGCTGACGGGCCTCGCGCACACGGCGGTCGAGGTCTTTCACGGCGGTGTCGGCCGCGAGATAGGGCACGGCGGCTATGCGCATGTCCTCGGGCTTGAGCGAAGTCTGCACCTGCGACGAGTCGAGCCACTGATTAGATGTGTATGCGTAGTTGATGCGATACTGATCGTCCATGCGCTCCAGTCGGGTTGTGAAAACGCTGCGATGCTTCAGTCCGACAACCTTCGGGGTCCATTGTGACGTGGGTACTGGATGTCCGTCCTTGTCAAGCTGACGCTGATTAAGCTGAATCTCGCAGAAACATTGTGACATAAGCGACATATCGCCAGCCATATCGAGATAGGTGTGATGCAGGTCGTTGTTGTCAATAAACTCCTGAAGTTCTTTGTTCGTGCGTTCCCATTCGGCAAGATCCTCTTTTAGCGACTTCATCTCCTCGCTGTCTTCGCTGCTGTTCGGTTCGGAGAGCGAGGGCTCCGACGGTGCGAACTGAGCCTCCGAACGAGATTTTTCGTTCTCCGATTCTGAGAGTTGCTTTTCCTTAGCCTTAAGGTCCGCTATCTGACCTCGTAGCAGAGTGCCAGCAGAAGCAAAGGGGATGTTTTTCTCGGTGATATTGCCACCAACGTACTGTGTATAGTGGTACTTGGCGACTGGACCGCGACCTACGAGTATCTTCTTCACGAAGTCGATGCCGGCAGCAGGGAAGGGCGACATTTTAGAAAGTAAGTACACGATGTTGGGCAGTCGGTTGCCCAAGCCCCACTCCATAAAACCTAACCCGGGCGTGCCTACGTTCTGCGGTACGGCTTTGTTTTCTCCACCGCTTGAACCGAACACGGTACTAATCTCACGTCGGGCTGCGCCCGAGTCTGCCGAAGTTGAAGATGTGAGCATAGAATGGGCGTAATCGCCCCAGGAGAACGTGCGACTACCATCCATGTTTGGTCTGGTGTAAGCCGCCGGGCGCACAGCCTCGTAGCCCAGTGCTTTGAGTTCCTCACTACGCTGTTGGAGCTCGCTGATAGAAGATACTGTTGTCATTCTTTCGTTGTATTGTTAGTGTTATTGGTTGAGGGCTGCGAGATGCCGCGAGAAAACCTCGAATTGTTTACAAGGCAAAGATAGCGGATTTTGATTTGCTGGGGCGGACATAAAAAAGACTGCTGGCTTCGCCGTCTTCCCTGCCACAACCAATAATGGAAAGTTCGAGGTGTGGGCAGTCGGGAATCCTTGCGAGCCACGCAGTCTAAAAACAATGAAGAAAATGTCTTTTGTCGTCTTACGCCGTAGAATTACTGAAAGTCAAAGTCGGTCATTTCGCTTGCCGACTGCAAATCGTAGCTCTCCACGTCGTCTATCACCATATCCTCGCCATTAAACTGCTTTACTGTCAATCGGCAATCTTTCGGGTCGGGATGTACAGAGCGGATATTGTTGTTAGAGATCCAGATAGGGTAGGGTGATTTAGTCGTGAACACCACCAGATACCACGGGCCGACCTTGTGCATGTCAGTCCAAACGCCCACATGCTGCTCTACGCGGCGAAAATACTTCTCAAAGGTCTGTTCCTTGCGCTTTCCTAAGAAATGGTCGATCAAAGACGAAAAGAAACAAATGAGCATGATTACTAAAACGATGATAAGCACTGAAATTACTGTTTCCATAATTGTCGTTTTGTTTTTAAATGTTAATACTGATTTTTATAATTGTTGGTTACTACCCATACGCTTAAGCCGATGTTGAGTAAGAACATGAAGATAATAATAGCCCAATACTCCTTGTTGCTCAGTTCTACCGAGAGATACTTGAAGTCGGAAAACTCCTTTCGTTTCCACTCCTTCTGCACAATCGGTTCGATGTACGAGGCAAAGGCGCAGAGGTCAAGCCGGTGTGACATAAACCAGTCGCGGCTCTTCACGGCAAGCACGGGCGAGTCGCACCATGAGAAGGCATCACTCCACATCACGCGGTTACGACTGTCAAGGCCTACGCACACCACAAGTTCGTTCTTGTTGCCTCCCTGCCAGTAGGAGCGTTGACGGTCGGCAATGGATAGCGGCTTGTTGCGGTAGAAAAGCAGATAGAGGCGAAACTCCTTCTTCGGCCCGTATAGGGCGTTGAGCACACGGATGGCTCGTTCCTGACGGGCGGAGAACTTTGCTCCGATGATAGGCGACTGGTCGCAAAACCGTATCTTTGGATAGTCGTGCAAACCAAGTCGGCGAGCCTCCTTTTCGCTGATGTCCTCAAACTTAAACACCGAGCGCGAAGCCTTCACCTTGTTCTCGTATTCATGTTCACGGGTAACGGAATAGAGCGTAGCGGGCTGAGCGTTCCATCGGTATTCATACGCATCGCCATCACGGGTGTAATAGTGGCGGTGCATATCCACGAACACCGAAGCCACCGACAAGCGACGCTTCATAACCGAAAAGTCTTCATTGGAACACTTTCGCTCACGTCCCGAATGGTCGTAGTAGGTCCAACGTTCGGGGTGGCTTACCGTGGTGTAATAGGTTCGGGTGTGACTCTCGCCTTTGTCGTCGGTGTAGGTTTCGGTATGCTCCTCCTGTTCATTCCACGGCTCGTAATAGCGTATTTTCGTGACGTAGCTGCCTAAGTATTCAGTGTCGCTCGACTCTACGCGCTCAAACGCCCATATCATCGCTGCGCCCACAACGAGCGACGGAACAATCAGCACGGCGTGCTCCCACCATGTCGTCTGCTTGCGGAAAAACAGCAACAACACAGCCGACACAAAGAAGGGTATGAGAAAAACGAGTAGTTCCATAAGCTATTCCTTTTTATCCTTGCCGAACAGATCCACGTCGTTGTCTTCGCCCACCGTCATCACTTCCTTGGAGCGCGACGACGAGATAACCTTATACTCGATAGGCATGGTGTTAGACACAAACCATCGGGCAGGATAGGTGTGAGTGAGCGTTTCATGCTCACGAATTATGTCAAGCATACGTTCCTGCGAAGTCTGGAACTCGGTGCGCTGTATCTCGATGGCCTGCATAAGGTCGCGGTAGAGCGACACATCGAAGTTAGGGTTGCTCTCCTTGATCCACTTCATCATCGTGCCATTGTCGTTCTGATAGCGTCCGGCAATGAGCTGCGGATAAATCTTCTCGAAGGTGCTTTTATACTCGTCTGTCACCTGCGCCTTCTGCTGAATAATCTTCCACATCTTGTCGTGTACACCCTCAATCTTTCCGCGCTGTGCCTCCGCCTGCTGGCGAAGGGTAATTTCGCGATTGTTGTAACTAAAGTAAGTGGCTACCAGTGAGCCAATCACAATGGCAGCCATAAGTAAAATGGATGCCATAATAATGTTCTTTGTTTTCATTTGTTTATTGTATTTGTTGTTTTACTATTATTTCTTTCTACAGATTTTTGAGAAGCGTACAGCAGCGATAGTCGAACGCTTTTCCCTCGTAGCCTAATCTTTCATACCAATGTAACACCCACTGGGGAGAGTCGCGTCCGTCCCACGATATTGCAACGGTTGTTATACCGCAGCTTTTCAGTTCCCTTTCGGCTGCCTCCATCAGGAGTTTTGCCACCCCACGGCCACGGTGCCGTTCGCCCACCCACAGCGAATAGATGAGAGCGTCTGCCTCGCCATCCAAAGGTTTGTCTTCGGTGTGCTTGGGAATGAACGCCTGCACGCTGCCATGATGCAGTTCGTCGGTGACGAGTATGCGGATAGAATCTTCCCAATGCTGATGTTGTATCATAAATGAAATATTGTTTTTGACCGCAGAATACTCAGAATACGCGGTTTCAAAGTGAGAACTCCATTCTTTCCAATCTTTGCAATATTGGAAAGAAATGGAGAAAGGGCGACGTAAGTAAGTGCTCCATCAAGAATCTTCGGCGCGAGTGAAACTAACATTTGCATCTGAAAGTTTCTTGTCGCAGACCATACCGCAGTCCGACAATTCACTTAGATATGAACAACATTCTCGACAGGAAGGGAAACTCACGGCAGGGTGCCCAGACTGATAAGGGCATGATACTCCGTAAGCCATATACAGTTTGTGGTTTTTCAGAAACGAACTAACTGCGATTAAGAACTTATTTAAAACGTTGTTTTCGATCTCCAACTTGTCGCAATGGTCGCGCATCTGGCGCATCTCACTGAGCGTTTGTCTCGTAGGGTCTTCTTCCTTGCGCATTTCTGCTCCGTGCAGCTGATGGACCACGTCGTTGTATTCATCCATAAGCTGATGCACACGCTGCTCCAGCTCCACGTTCTCTGCCTTCAAGTCGGAGATGATGTAAGCAAGTGTCTCCATACGATTGTTCTTAGGCAGATTTACATACTCGCCCACTGTCAGATTTCTTTCCATATACTTCCTCTGCACGGCGGTTGCCGGAACGTAAGCCTCGGCTGTACGTATGCCTATGCAATAAGGTGGAGGACAGGTCTTAAATATTCTTTGCATGTCGCTGTAAGCCGAATACTTCACCACTCCATCTTCATCTACTCTCGCTACCTTTACTAACAGATCCCGCTCTATGTCGTAAAGAACGTCTCCGGGATTAATTTCTTCTTTCTTCATAGTTGCTCATTTTTATGTTTGTTTAATGATACAATAGTGACATTAATGCCACAGCCTTTTTCTTGTCGGAAAACCCTTTTATGTTTACCCATTTGCCGAATGGGAAGTGGTTGACATATTTCTGAACCATATAGACGGTTACGGGGATGCAACCGTCATAGGCCTCCATTGGAACTATTCTTAACTTCGTTTTTTATTCAAATTTATATACTATATGCGGTGTGGTGTTGCCCAGTCCGTCGCGATGGTCGGCAATACCTCTCCCGACCATTGTCGTCACGGCATTGGCTATCCGCTTGCGCGGTCGGCTCTTTACGAGACCCTTGCCGCTGCGTACCCATCCGATGTAATACTTGTCAATCATATTCTATCAATACTGCTGGTGCTTTGACGAGCGAACTTGAGCCTTGTATGATATTGCCTGCTCCCTCCTTGTGGTAATGCGCAAGAATGGTGGCGCATATTTGGAGGAAAGGAGAATTTAAGATTTGCAATCTAATCATATTCTATCAATACAATGGTGTGCTGTCCGTGCTCGTCATAAAGACCTGCCCATCCGTCGTAGCGTGCAGATAGGGCGGTGGAGTACCCCCGACGTGGGCAAAACAGCGCAAGACGTTGTACGAATGGTATTTGTCTATTCATACGCTATATATACCATATTATCTTTGCCTACTGAGGTGAGGGTGTTGGTTGTACCCTCCCCGTTTATCTCCATTCTCTGAATGTTGGAGTAACCATCACCATTCAACGGGCGACCTCGGAAGGCTGCTATTCTTATTCGTAACATATAACTATCAGATTGTCTGTAGTGAGAAACGTACCTATACATTGCATCAGACATCCTTTACGCAGATGCCATTCCTTATCACGAAAGTCATTAGTGCCTATTAAGCGACGCACAGCTTTCGCGTGTTCGGTTCTGGCTTCGTGTATCAGATGAATATTAAGCATAATAGGTTGTCTTTTGTCACTGTTGTTATCGAATTGCACCACGGCCACGGACTGGGGCGGTGATACTTATCGCCGTATTTACACCCTCCCCGGTCGCCATGCTCACGGCGGAAGACTTTTGCTTCCTCGGTGCGGTAGTGAACGAGAATTGAACAGTCAATCATACTCTATGAGAATTTTGGGTTTATCCACATCGTGCCCCTTACCTCCTCCAGTTATACACAGCGCTATGCCATGAGGCGACACTATGATACCGTTCTGCGAGGGGCTGTAGGAGCCGAGGATGATGGGGCGAGGGTTATTCATAATTCTACTGCTACAAAGAATACGTCGCTGCAATCGATGCGCGACATGATGGTTATTGCTATGCCGTGAAAGGCTCCGTTGAAGCGTTCCGCGCAGAACATTGAAGCTGGGCAGGTGAGCAACCTACCCCCCCAATCATATCAGCTATGATGCGGATTACACGGTCGGGTGGGTTGTCAGTTCGCATCCTTCTTCCTCTCCATATTCTCCTTGAACAACCGTTGGAACTCATCGCCTAACGCAGCCACTCCCTTATCCGTGAACACGGAATAAGACAACTCCATCTTCTGCTTTGCCGAATAAAGGGCGAGCTGGAGACTTGTAGATGTCATTTTCCAACCATCAGTTGCTTGCATCCACAACGTAAGCCACGTTTTCAAGAACATTGCCGCCTCGTGTGTTGGTGGCAAATCAAACTGAAGGAATAGGGCGTTGTCCGAATCGTTTGCCTTGAGGAACTTGCTCACGGCATCGTCCTTGAGGAAATAGCGGTCGGACACTTCTTCTTCCAGCACGTCCTCCAGTCGAGTTTTCAGATCGAATGGTTCGGGGAACTGATAGTCGAAGGCTACGTCTTTGCGCATTGAAAGACAAAATACTCGATCGCGGTTTTGTGGCACACCATAGTTCTTTGCGTTGAGTCGCGCCCAACGGCTCACATAGCCGAGCGACGAGAGTTTGTCGAGCCACTTCTGAAAGTCGGGCATGAATTTCTGGCTTACCAGTGCCGCCACGTTCTCCTGCAAGAGATATTTTGGGCGAAGCACCTCCACGGCTTTGGCTACATGCCAGAGCAAAGCGCTTCGGGTATCGCTGCCTTCTTTGAGTCCCATCTGCTTGCCGGCTTGCGATATGTCCTGGCATGGCGATGAATAGGTGAAAAGGTCCACTTCGCGACCTTCGAGTGAGCGTTTTACTTTGTGCCAGTCAATCTTGGTGATATCGCCCAAGGCGCAGTCGGCAAACTGAGGAAATACGAGGTCGTGCATCTGACAAGCATATTTGTCAATGTCGCTCCATCCGACGCACGTCCAATGAAAATCGGGGCGCCAAGACTTTAGCAAGTCGGCTGCCATGAGCTGCGAGTCGTAGCCGGAGAACGTGGTGAGAAATATTTTCTCCTCGTTCTTGTCGGCTGCGGTGGTAGGAAGGGAGGGCAGGGAGTCTTCGGGGTCGTCGAAGAGAGTGAGTTGCTCGCCTGGGCGTGGCTTGGGTGGTGCGGGGTAGAAAAGTTGCTCGTAGATGTGAGCCAACACGTCCACCACGATGCTGTTTCCGGCTTGCTTGTACTGCTGTGAGGCAGAGATAGCCATGTCTTCGGGTTTGCCCTTGCCCTTCCAGTCGGGCAGTCGTTCGGCTGCTTGAACATTACTGCTCTGCATCATGCCGATTACATTGTCGCGAACACCCATCAGACGAAAACACTCCTTGGGTGTGAGCTTGCGGATGGCATAGCTCTTGATGGTGCGGTCGGTAAAGTTGAGTTTTGTGATCATATTGTTGCTGTTATTTGTATTCAATCATTACGCCTGTCCTCGGAAAGTGGGCGAGTGACATCAAATGCTCAATGCAAAGTCGCTCGTATCGGGTATTCAGTGTTACTGCTATTCCTCCCGCACAAACATTTAAGGGTTGTATGTTAGTCATATTCTATTAAAATTCCAGGAGCATGATTATCAGTCCTGATACATCGACTTAATCCTCCCAACGGCGGCCTTTGGAAATCGGGCGACGCATTCCAGTAGATTCCTGCTACGGAAGGGACATGAAAGTCTATCTTTATTTCATTCATATTCTTCAATCAGAAATACATTTTGCGGCCACGAATTGATTGTTATGGTCGGGCAAACGTCTGTGCCTAATTTACCTCCATCGTTATTGCCACGAGGATATTGATAAAAGTCAATATAAGTCATATCAATCCTTCTCAACCTCCAATTCCCAAGTATTTTCGTAGTGAGAAGAAAAGACGTTATAAGGACACTTGCAACGATCGATGGCTACCTGCATTTTATCCAACATGTCTCTTGTATAGAAACATCTCCTCATGAGGTAAGCCAAAGCCTTGAATTGGTCTTCGGTAAGAAATACGTTTTGCTCTCCACAGGTGATACCCACGTTGTCGGTAATAGTAGAATAGAAGAGTTTTACCTCCTCTTTCTTCCCATTGTCATCGTTCTTTACGATTATCTTTTCTGTGTTATAACTCATAGCTTTTTTCTTTATAATTCTACAAATACATAAACACCTCCGCTTACTGCGGTCAGAGCGTTCACCAATTTACCCCATCCTCGCCATTCGAGCCGATGACTAACGGGATGCACGGAAATGCAGATGCGGGTCATTGTTTCGTTGTGGTGGACTGTGACCTTTCTCGCTCCAACTTTGCCCTTTCCTGCTGCATCTTTTTCACGCGAATAGCAAGCTCATTGTCGGTGCCATACTGTTTGAAGAGTTGACGCGACTTATGCCACTTTGCGAAAACGTAAAGAAAGAGTACGAGAACGTTTAACACTACAGCCAAGAGAATGGGCAGCATTACTAACCACCACGACCAACTGATTGCTCCGCAGAGTTTCATTACGATGAAGGCCACCTGAAGCGATGCCATCATAAAATCAATAATACCAAATTTCATATCTTGTTTATAATTTTAGTTCCGCATCCAAGCCCAGCACCAAAAGAATATGTTGGAGCTCATGGACGTGTTGAATTTTTCGTAACAACGCATATTCGTGCGAACTACGATACTTTATAAATTGTGGTGGCTTGTTGGAAGTCTTTGTGTTGTTAAAACTTTTTATTGTCTTACTTCCTGCCAGGTATTACCGTGACCGAGTCCGCACTTTGCAGCCACCGCACAAAAACTCTTGTCGTAATGACCAGACCGGCAGGTTCCGAAGTCAGCACAGGTTTCACAGCCGAAATCCATATAATCTGGATGATACCATACCTTGTCGCCAATCCTACGGATATAACCTCTCTTTGTATCTACCACCAAGGTTCTTCCGACGGAAGGCCTTTTGAACTTATTCAGAACAACCTTATACCGATTGTTTTTCTTCCTTACGACATAATATTCATGGGACAAATCCCATCTCGGGTCAAAAACACGAGGGTCAATGCGCTGCTTTTTGGGAAAGTGAAACTTCTTCGGGTCGCAAAAGTCAAGAAGCACTTTGTTATCCAATAAAGCAATTTTGTTGTAGTTAGCGCAACAGCGGAGCACGTCACACCTCCATCCTATGCGACGCTCTGCTGCATCCAACAGTAGAGGGAAATGGCGAGGTTTCGTCCAAACGCCACTCTCGTAAAGGGAATATTTTCTTAACAATTCCTTGTTTTTTATCTTCATACTCTATTCCTCCTCTTCGTAGGGATTATAGTTCAGCTTCTCCTGCCATTCCTTATCGTGAACGCTACCAACAACCTCGAAGTCTTGCATCGTCTTTTGCGAAATGAAATCGCAGATGCCTTCGGAAATGCCTCTGACGGAAGACTTAGGGTTCTTGATAGCCACGATATAGAATGATGCCTCTTCCTCGCTCCATCCTATCGTGCCGTAATAATTGTTATACGCATTGTCTTCGGTGCAACTGAACGGATAGGTGTCGGACTGCAACACGTCGCCTTCATAAATCTCCTTGCCGTTCTTGTCCGTGAAGCCGGTGAACTGACAGACGGTCCTCGGATCAACGAGCGCACGGTGAAAAGTCTCAGACCAGGGCTTGATGCACATATAATTCATTACATGATTCAAATCGCCAACAGTCCATGAACCGTCCTTGATACACTTTGCCTTAAACTTGATTGTTCTCATAATCTCTATAAATCCGTTATGTTGTCATTGTTTTCGCTCAGACACGGCACTTCCGGTTCAACTTTTTAGGCCATTCTTTTTTCGGTTCAAACCAAACGACCTCTAAATATTTGAAGCTGTCTTGCGTGATGTCTGTTTTCATATCCGCGTTTACAAACGTTAAAACCTTTAATGTTCCTCCTTTATACCGAAAGGTGTTCCGTCGGCGAAGGTGTAGCCTCTCATTATTTCAGCGAAAGACAAAATATGATTACCGCTTATCGCAAGACTCCTCATGTCTTCAGCAGTATATACTACCATGACCATAGAATAATGGCCATCTGTCTTACTCTTAATCCAACCGAACGGTTGGTGTTTCAGCATCTCTTGCCAACATTCTTCTGCGTTCTTAAACGAGCGGTACTTGGGCTCGGACTTGATGCGGTAGTCGTACAAATCAGGTCTAAAAAGATGTTCTTCATCCACATCTACCCATTCATCATTGAAATTAGGCTTTCCTGAATGTTCAATCTTAAAGCTAAGGTCAACTTTGTAATACTGGATAATTTTGCCATTTACATACGCCTGCATTACATCCATCAACTGCTTTATTTTCTCTTTTTCCATTGTTCTCTATATTTCGTTAATACTTACGATAACACAGTATATTGTTGTATTATTTCGCTTTGAAATTGTATATCGGTTTGATTCTCCTCACCACGTCCACAGTGTCGCCTATAAGCGATTCTATCTCTTCGGCAGGCTTGTACGCCATTGGTGACTCGTCGATTGTTGACTCGCATACCGATGTGGAGTAAATGTCGTGCATCTGCTGTCGGTATTCCTTCATGCTGAGCTGCTTCTTGGCCGCCGAGCGCGACATTAGTCTACCTGCACCGTGCGGAGCCGACTGAAGCCAGTCGTCGTTGCCCTTGCCGCGACATATCAACGAACCGTCGCGCATATTAAGTGGGATGATAAGCTGTTCGCCATTTTCGGCACTCACGGCTCCTTTTCGGATGATGCCTGAGTGTATGTCGAAATAGTTATGCCTGGTGGTAAAGAAATCCACAAACGATAATTGAAGCCCATGGATTATAGGCTTTGCTATATTCCATCTGTTGTCGTCGGCAAAACACTGACAGACGTTCGCAGCGAAATTGTAGGCATTGAGGTCTTCTCCCTCAAGATAGGCGAGATCGGGAGGCACGGTGCCAAGACGACGCAACGTATTGTTAATCTCCCTCTCTAAGCCGTACTTCATTAAGTCTTCAATGATGCGCTTGCGCTCCTCGTTTCGATTCACATTCTTCTTGGCTAAGTGTTGGAAAAAGTTGCACACCTTAACTCCGAGATTGCGACTGCCAGAATGTATCACAAGATACTTACAGCCCTGCTCGTCCTCGTCCAGCTCGATGAAGTGATTGCCGCCACCGAGGGTGCCAAGCGAGCGTCCGATATAGTCGGGGTCGAAGCAACCTTGTGTCCTTTCGTGCAAATCGAGCAAAAGATATGACGTAAGTGGACTCCAATCTTTTAGCTTGGACTTTTCGTGAACGTCAAATCCGCTCGGCACCGACTCATTGATGATTCGGTCGAGAAGCGAAAGGTTTATATCCTTCTCAGCGAACTTGAATACCAACATACCACAGCCTATATCCACGCCTACGGTATTAGGTACAACCTTGCCGGCAGTCTGAATTACCGTACCTATTGTGCATCCCTTACCCGCATGACAGTCGGGCATAATGCGTATATTGCAGTCGCGGTAAGCCTCGCTCGTAGCTAAGTTTTCTATCTGTTTCATTGCTTCCGCCTCGATGGTCTTTGCAAAAATCTTTACGTTCTTCATACTCTATATTTTCGTTAAAACATTATTACTTACTGTTTCTCATCTTTTCCTGCCCATAACAATCTTTGCAGACTCTCCCCGGCCTTTCCGAATCTTTCCACGATGTCCGACATACTTGAAAAAAGGGTCGGCATGGCGTTCGCGGTCAGATGTAGAGCAAATGGATTTTCGATTACGGAGTAGCCCACTACTTCCGCTCTCTCTCTTAGGTCGGCAAAAGCAGCGTCGATGGTATCGAAGCGACAGGGACAGACGTGCTCGGTGGAAAGGTTTACGAAACACCATTTCTTTGTGGTGCGGTCCTGACAGAGCATTACGATGCAGCCGGGACGGTTGCGACGTATTACCTTGATATACATAAGCTAATCTATTAGTTCAAAATAATAAACGAACACATGAGGGTTGCTCTCCCAAGTTCCTTTGCCGGAGATGCGGTCGATAAGGGAGGCGTAGGCTTGCTGCGGAGTGCGGAACGAGGAATTGGCAAGACCGTGGTACCAAAACGTCGTACCTTCAAGTCCTACGTTGTCGTCACGCCAAACGCCTTCCGCTATGCAATCTTCCTCGCTGATGTCTTGCAGACGCTCGACACGAATGTTAGTAATGCGGATGCGGTGCGGCATAAAGTCTGCCTTCACAAACATCTTGTTGTGGCATCCTTTCTCGAATATGACCTTCCCTAAAAGACGAAAAAATTCACCGTCATACGCCAGATCTGCGTACTTCTGCGCAATGGCTATAGTTTCGCCGAGTTTGTAAGCGGATAGAACGAGAGGTCTTCCCTCGTCAAACAGACATGCTCTGCCTTTGTTTACTTCATCTAAAGCCTGCCTAACTGTAATATCCCTCAATCTTCCCGCAGTATCGGCTATTCTTCTTGTCTGAGTCTTTCTGCCTTCGAGTACAGCCTGTGTGAGACCGTACTTGTCATTGAACATAATCTTCTTCATGCTCTGTATTTTCGTTAAGACATTATTACTTGTTTAATGATTTTTGCAAATCATAAAACTCTTGCAAGTCATTATCATCTTCGGGTGTTCCAAGAGTTCGTACCTTCATGCCGTTATGGTCACATAGAGGCTCAGCCAATGGAGAAATGGCGTGCGGTTCTTTTTGCCACACAATAGATGTGCCGTCTCTGTAAAAGGATAAATCGGCAGAGCCATACTTCAGAAGGAATATAAGCGTCTGCTGCATTTTATACTGCAAGCTTGACAAAAGCATTGATCGTCCCAGATATCCATTTACGATATAGCCTCCGGCGCAATACTGATAGGAGGCTCCGTCGAGTCTATGTTTATAAAGATTAACGCCAGCCTGGGCGCAATACCCTTTTAATGTCTTGCGTGTAGCGTATCTTCCCATGTTCTATATATTTTCGTTAATACATCATTACTTACTCTTTCTAATCTTCTCCATCTCCTCGTTCTCCTTGCTCAATCTCTCCAGATGCTCCAGCACAAGCGAGTACGACTGGTTGTTTACCTGGTCTTCCGTTAGCGAGGCGTATTTCTGCATCGTGGCAATGGTTGCGGTGTACACCTCCAATGGTGTAGAAGGAGTTTGGCGGGGGGCGAGTTTCTGAACCTTGAACACATGCGGAAATCTACAGCTTAGGGTGTGCATCATACCGGTCCACCAGAAGATGATGGGCTGCCAGCGGTAGTCGGGGAAACGGCGAAAGTAGGCAGCGTTGTCGTTGAACTGACGCGTGTCATAGTGGAAATCGACGGTGCGCAACGAGGTGTTAGAGTCGATGTAAGGGATGCGCCGATTGAAGATAGTAGCGAGAAACATGGCTCGTGCCTGGTTTACGCTGTCTGCTTGCTGCGCTATCTGTTCCGGCTTGAACGTGCCCATCTGCTTCATCTTTATCAGATTGTTGGAGAGCTGAGTGTATTGGGCCATAAAGTTAGAAGCAAAACGATACTGCTGCCATGAAAATCCGTCCATGTCTTGCGCCGGACCTTCAAACTCAGTGCGCTTGCGTAGCCAGTGTTGCGGATTGCGCAGACGCAGCCGTGGATATGGGAAGCGCGTAAGTACGCAGGCTTTTTCGCCGTCCATCCAATCGAGGATGCCCGCTCCGGCAGCGATGTGCTCCGCCGACTGACGATCTTTTGTGTTTGCCTTGGGCGAGAGCCAATATTCGAGCTGCCAGAGGTAAAGCGGAAATACTTTTTCGCTGTCACTTTTGCGTGTCAGTCGCATACGACGAGGTCGGTCGGACGCCATTCGACACATATAGCATTGGTGTTCGATTGGAAGCAATGAGTCGGGGGTGTTCACTATCTCCACACCGGCAAACAAGAAGAAGCACGCTAACTTGACATTGCGCATATCAAACGGGTGGTAGCGGTCGGCTCGCTCTATCTGCTCAAGCATTACGCGAGAGATCAGCTCAAGCTGCTCGGTCGTACACTCGTCCCATGAACGTGGCAGACGCAGGTCAATGCTGCGGGTGTTTTGTGTGCTAAACATAAAACTATGATTTTATTAAACTTTCCATGAGCAAAGATAGAGAAAGTTATTTTCGTGATACGGACATTGCGAGGACGGGCAATACGGAAAAGCCACTCTGCAGAACCTCCGATCGGTGCAAAGTGGCTTGAGGTAAAACAAATGTAAATATCAAATCTTACAAGGTAGCGTGCAAAGCATTGTAGTCCCATATCTTCGTACAGTCGTCTTCGCAGGGTTGCCAGTCGTCATCACAGAAGTAGAAGGCGTAGGCGGCTTTGATTATCTCCTCTTCGCCCATACAAGAGCAAAGGTCGGCGTACATGGAGTTGAAGGCTACGTATTTGTCCCACGCGTTGACATTCGCATGAAACTTCATGCCTTTGGTCAGCTCGTCTACCTTGATGCGAGTCCAATGTGCGCCTCCGTCGGTGGGCGTACCTTCTTCGTCGTACATGCCGCTATAGACGAGAGCGTTCACGTCGTGGTTTGCCATCTTCTCTGAGTAGTGGCGTCCGTAGAGCACGGCGTGCTGACGACGCAGTATGTGCCAGTAGAGCTTTGGGTTGGTCTGTTCAAGCGCAAGAAGGTCGGTGGAAAGAGTTTCTACAGCTGCCCACATCTTCTTCTCGGTAGCCATGCCATTGGCACGAGCCTGTTCAATCATTTGTTTGTAATTCATGTTGTTTGGGTTTTTAAAGTTTAACATGTGGGACAAATGCCACGAAAATGTGGGACAAGTAGCTGTTTTTGCACAGAAACGTGCAATATAGGGAAGAATGTCTTCACTTCGGGCTTGGTTTCAACCTTTGCCTCAGTAGTCGAGGCGGTCGGTGGTGTGTCTTTCTTTTTCATACAGCTGCGTAAATTTTCGTTGAACGATGAGCAACAGCAATACGAACCAGTTCGACAGATATGCCGTCACAATAGCCGCCAAAGCAGATACATAGACATCATAGCCGAGGTAGAGCAATGCCGTCATTGTAGTCCAGAAAGTGAAACACTGAGGACATGATGCGACCTTATCGACAACGCGGGCCATGGCTTCGGCAAGTCCGAGATGCTGGGCAAGCGTGGCGGCTATCATAGTGGCTATAGCTATCAGAACTATCATGGTTTTATGTTGTTGCAAGGGTAAGTGTTACGGGGCAGTCGGAGACGAAGGTCTTGGAGCAACTACAGCACGAAACGCGTGCGATGCCGTTCTGTACGGTTCCAACTGCTATGTTTACCGAGTTGATGGCGGTAGCGCTGAACACGGGGATGGTGAAGTCTTGCGACACCACTTGTGAGCGTGTGCAGCACGAGCCGCAGTTGCAAGGGATATAGCTTATTACGCCCTCAACGTGAATGACGATGATATACTGTGATGTGCCTACGTTGGCAATGCTCTTGACGGAGAACTTCGGAGTAAACACGGGTGTCTCGTCTACGCAAGCCGGCGTGCAGAGCTGCTGTGTGATATTGACATCATAATAAGGTGCGGCGGCGGTAGCACCTGCCGCAAGAGTGGCTACGATTATAGCCGGAATAGTACGTTTGTTCATAATCTTTTTTCTGTTTTATTATAGCGACGATGCTTGCCGCCGCTGGGTTTGTTACTCTGTTTAATGTTTCACCTGGTAGTCTTGTGTCTGCCCTACGGGGAGGTTCTTGTCGAGAAGGTCGGCAAGTTCGGCGAGGTCTTCTTCCTCAAACGTCACCATGCCTTCGAGCACCGACATCGACCCGTTGCCTCGCATCTTCTCCACAATGTCATGCGCCATCTGCGGTATGCTCTCTTCGGGTATCTGACCGAAATATCGGGCAAGCATCGGAGTGATGAGCGAGTTGACGATGGGCTGAATGAGCGGTTCGATGTCTTTCTGTAGGGCATAGTTGCCACTGACGATGCCTAACGAGCCGATGGTGGCTTGTAACGACTGAAGCATAGGCAGGCGCATAAGGTTGCCCGCAGCAATCTGCGAAATGGCGGGGCGTGCCCACTCGGACACAACCGCCGCCAAGATTTGTGAGTTCTTGTATTCCATATTTATATTTAACTGGATTACATCGTTCACTTACTGATTGCATCCGCAACCGCAACCGCAGCCGGTCTGGCATACGTTCGAAGAAGGAATGAACAGTTTGGTTACGCTCGACAAAGATGCTACCTGCGACTTGAGCACGTCGATGCTGGCGTTGGCCGCCGCATTGTATGCCATCTGCTGTGCGTTGACAGCCTGCTGTGCATCCTTGTTTGCGTCTACCTTGTCTTCCACGCGGCGCAGCTTCGTGTCGAGATACTGCGTCACCTCCACAAGTTTCTTGTCGGTGTAGTTCTCGCTCTTCTGAATGGCGAGTTCGGTCTTCAGAGTGCTGTTCTCCTGAATAAGGTTAGTCTCACTCTTAGTTACGAAACGCGCGTCGGGGTCGGCAGGGTTGGCGGTCATGCCGTTGTTTCTTCCGATGCCCAAAAGCGAGGCGCTACCTCCCAGCAGACTCGTTGCCAAGCCTGCGATGCCGAGACCCAGGGCTGTGTTGCCAAGTCCCTTGCTGGCAACATCATAGTTGCCGTCATTAGTTTTAATCTGCATAGTGTTTGTGTTTTGGTTGTTTCGTTCATTATTGAACTTGATGCAAAGGTAGAGTAGAAAGCAGAGAACGTGAAGTGTTTCTCATTAAGAGTTTTTGCTGTGAAATAAGGTATAATTTCGGCTAATGACAGCATAAAAAAGCCCCACGCAGCTAACGTGAGGCTTGACTTTTTATAAGAGATTCTAATGTCTGTCGAGGTGGAGGTACGAACTGCCCTCGCGAATCTTCCGCTACAGCAATGTATGGCACAACCTCGTCTCTGATTATATCCAGAAAGAGTTGGGCGGCTCGCTTCTGGGGCACATCTTGCATCCAATGTGCGTTACTCATCAACTGCTGCTCAAGTCCGACAATGGGGCGTGCTACAAGGGTGGGGTGGTTACGCAAATAGAGTTTTGGCATAAATGTCACGTACTTGGTTTCTTCAACCGAGGCAAGAGCTTCGTCGGGACTACTGATAATACATTTGATATTGAGCTTATGCAAATCGCGCTGAATGTACTGCTGGCAGGTCTCAAATGCACGCTCGCCAACGTCGGGCATGATGATGGGATGCTTCTGAAGGTCTTCGTACGAGACTTTCGGGAGAGCGGCAAGGGGATGGGTGTCACGCATGATGGCGTAGACGTTGAAGGGTATACAAGGTCTCGACTCTATCCCTTCGTGACTATAAGCCATATTCATAGTGAATGCAAGGTCTAACATGTGTGCCCTTAACGATTGGTTGAGAAGGTGCGCTTTGGTAAAGTCGGCGTTGATGCGCACATTAGGGTATCGATCCATAAAAATCAAAGCCGCCATACGAATATACGGCGCAATAAACGAGCCGACACCGATACGCAATTCGCCCGTCATACAATTGTTGAGGGCGTTGATTTGTTCTTTGCAGTCCTCGGTCTGCCTCAGTATTTCTTTGGCGCGAGGCAGCAGCGTCGTACCGCTTTCCGTGAGCATAATATCGTGAGAGGTCCGAATAAGCAGCTTGCAACCTAATTCGTCCTCCAGGGCACGTATATGCTGACTTACCGCCGACTGGGTTACACAGCAGCGTGTTGCAGCCGTGCTAAACGACTTCGTTTCGGCAACGAATACAAATGAACGTAAATGTCTTAGTTCCATAAATCCTATAATTTTTAGTTATTCGATGTTTGTAACAATGCAAACAAAAAAAGAGTTTCTAATTGCAAATTTAAGCATATTTGTTCTATTTTGTTTCAGTTGGTATTAAAAACACTAATTATAAGATAAACACATAAGAACACTAATGTTTATAGAATAAAAAATCCCCGTATCTTTCCTTTTATATAGAGGATTGATACGGAGATTATCGTATGACAAGAGTAGTATATCTTGTATGAGCGATTACTTCTTACTCTTATTTGCCGAAGTTTCATCTTCTCCATCGTTTACGCTGAAGAAAGAAGAATCGGCGTCATCAAGAGCCTGTGTAGCGATATTGCTTTCGCTCTGAGTTTCAATATCGCTTACGCGTTTTTTGACGCAAGAAGCGAATCCCAGCCGCCGGTCTCAGGCTCTGTAATCTCGTAGCGTCCGTACATTGTGGGCTGCAGGGTTCCGCTCAGTTCTACCTGACGGTCATCGTCGGGCTTCTTGCCCGTGTCGCCCTTAATGCCACCCGAAGCATACTCAAACTTGTGCTGAGAGTCGTACACAATGATGCTCTTCGCGCCATCCTGAATGATGTAACCAAGGTCGAGGTTGTTCATGGCGCGAGCTACTACTGCCGATTCTGCGTCTACGCTCTCAAGCACGTAGTCGAGCTGCTGCTTGAAACCTTTTCTGCGGCCAAGGCTCTCGAAAGTGTGTCCTTGACTACTTTCCTTGCACTCGAATTTGTAGAGACCCTTGCCTGTGTTGAACGATTCAGAGGTCAGGGCAGGGTAGATGTTCTTTTCTGCCTTCAACGGAGCCTTGAGGTCGGCCTTGTTGAAAGCATAGACATTGATACCAAGACCACCAAAATTCTCCAAGCATTCATTAGCTGCGAGGATGTCCTTGAGTTCAGGACATGTTGCTTGTACTGCCATATTCTTATAAGTTTTTGTGTTGTTGTGTTGTGTTATCTAAAAGAATGGCGACGGTACGCTATATTCCGTCAGGTCAAGCGACCGCCGCCGGGATTTATAGAGACATTAGAAAACCACCTCGTGGGGTTAGCTGCCCTTTTTGAAGAACGCTGTCAAGCCCATGTTCATGCCAGTGGCAGTGAGCTGGATCTTCTTGTCCTTCTTGCCGTTGCTCCAACTGTCAAACTTATAGTTGGTGCCGTCGGTTGCCTCAAGAGTAAGAATCTGGTTAGGTGTGGTGTCGAGAGGTTTGGTGTAAGCAGAACCGTTCACCTTAACAGTGCCGTCTGGCTTCTGGCCGTCGGTGCCTGCGAGTGTGACAACGAGCTTAGTGTTGTCGTAGTCGCCTGCTACATACTCAGGAGCAACGAGCGAACCGTCGCTGACGCATAGGGCGCTACGCAAGAAAGATTTCACACCGCAACCCTGAATACTTTGGATCTGGAAAGACAGGTCTCTGTGGTCTCGGTCAGAACCGAGGCGAACACTTACGTACTGCTGGTTGCTCGTGGTGTCAACGCCATAAACAAAGTTCTTGTCGATGGTAGCGTACATACGGTCGCCCTCGCCGAAGCCTGAGATAGGACAGATAGTAACCTTTGAGAGTCCAGGCAACTTGAAGTTGTCGCCCTGATTGTAGTCTACCCGGAAATTGCCGTGGAACTTGTTGGCATAACCGGCAGAGATGTTCATAGCTGTAGTCTCGTTCATGTAGACATATGTAGGAACCTTGCGCAGACGCTCATCCCACTTCATGTGCCAAGCCAAGAAGTTGTCGTAAGGCGAAGAGTCGTCGTTGTTAGCTGGAGCGGAGATAGCCTCACAAGGAACGAGGTTGCCGTTAGCCTCCGAAATAAGGCCGTCCTCGATGTCGTGCTTGATGCAGGTGTGGAAACCGTCGTAGAGCGCCATTGCCTGATCATGAGCAGGAACACTGTCGTCGCCATTGTCGAGCGAAATGTCACCAAACCACAAGTTAGCTGCGAGGTTGTCGGCGTAGTCCTTGAGGATTGCCTCTACTGCCTGCGAGGAGAGAGGGAACTGACCCTGAGCGTCTGTACCGAATACTGTCTCACAGAAGTCGTCGATATTGCCGGGAAACTTATCCCAGGAGAGCTTCGAGGTAAGCGTACGCTCTTTCAAAAATCCAGATTCGCTGTTAATTTCGCGGTGAACGTCCTTACGACGTGTGGTGCCACCCTTGCGAATGAACAAGTGGAAGGTACGCTTGAACTGAACACCAGTGATGATGCCGATACCAAGGCGGTCCATCTCTTCTGCATCCGAATAACCCGGACCCATTACAATTTCCTTAGAAACCTCCTCGGCTACGTGCTGAAGCGCGTCAAGGCCGATAAAATCTTTAGGTAAATTTGCCATAATTGTTGTGTTTTTGTGTCTTTGTTAATGTTTTTGTTGTTTGTGTTGGTTGAGAGTTTTTACTTCTCTTCCTCGCCATGCAGGAAGCGCTGGAAAGCAGCCTTTCGCTCAACGTTGGTCTTGTACTTGCTACCATCAAAGGTACGCAAGGATTTGACCTTTACTCCCTCGCCATTGTTCTCAGGAGCCTCGCCGCTGTTCAGCTCTTCGCCAGCCTCATTGGTGAGGGCAGCAAGCTGAGCCTGCTTGTCGGCAATGGTCTGCTCGGCTGTGGCGAGTGCGTCCTTAGCGCCCTGAAATTCGATTTCGGCCTTCTCCTTTGCCTCGGTGAGAGCTTTCAACTCGTCGTCCTTCTTAGCAATGGCTTCAGTGTGCTGCGCGTTAAGGTCGTTTAGTTCTTTACTGTGAGCCTCCTTAGCCTGGGCAAGTGCGTTCTCCGCGACTGCCTTTGCTTCGTTGGCTGCGTTTACCTGGGCGGAGAGTTCATCGAACTTGCCCTGCAATTCCGCGAGAGCGTTCTCCGCTGTAGTGACTTTCTGCTCTGCGTCAGTCACCTTCTGCTCAGCTTCCTTCATGTGAGCTTCGAGAGAGTCGAGAAGCGAGGCGTTCATGTACGCGCCCTCTTCCGTAACGGCTATCTCGCCAGCCTGCAATCCGCAAGCAGAACAAATCAATGGGTAATTCTCCATGTTTATATTTGTGTTTGTGTTGGTTGCTTCGGGTTTCTGTTCCGGCTCGTTAGTGGGATCGACTTCGGGCTCCGGCTCCGGCTCGACAGTCTGCTCGCGACTAATAAGTTCGGCTCTACCATCATAAAGTTCAAAGGTGTGCTGCACTACTCCCATGAATGATGACTGACCGTCCATCAAAACGCTCTTCACGTCCTCTGCGTTAAAAACCTTGCCTTTCAAATGCTCGTCTTTTGCGTTAGGGCAAGCTTTTTTGACATCGGCGCGGAACTCAACGCCAAGATCGGCAAGTTCTTTGATAAGTTCCTTGTCATCATCCTTATTAGCGATGTCGCGGTAAGCCTTGTTCTTGTCAAATGACTCAGGGTCATAAAGCTCATGGTAGGTCTCGTCGGTGTACTCGTCTTTCGCTCCATCGGGCAAAGTGTAGAACGCTGCCATTACACCGATACAACCAATCTGATCTTTCGGGTTCATGTAATAGCGCTCGTCGCAAAGCGAAGCGAGGTACATTCCAGCCGAAGCGCAAAGACCATCAACCAAGGCTATAACTTTCTGACCCTTTGAGTGGGCATAGTCTATGGCAAGAGCATAATCGTTCTTTGCCCAAGCAGAACCGCCAGGAGTGTTGATGATGAAAACGTGACCGCGACAAAGAGGATGATCGGCTGCTCGCATCATCATGTCACGGTGGTCGATAGAACCATACGAGCAATAGCCGCCGTTGCGAGTGATGGGACCGTCAACAGTAAGAACCGAAACGAAAGGAAACGTCTGCGCATACTCGTCATCAGCAGGGAGGTCCAGACACCAGTTGCCTCTCACCTGCTTACCATCCTCCGAAATCTGATATTCCTCTGGATAATAGGTCTTGCCCTTGGCATCATTTGCTGTGACATATCCGCAGTTCTTCTCCGGCTTGATGAAGACCGCATGAGTGTTTAGATTGTGCTCAAGCGACTTGCGAATACCATGCACGAAGTCGGGACTAACCATCCACTTCTTTTCGGTAAGTATTTCAAATAAGCCTTTCATTAGTAAAATCTGTATTTGTGTTATTATCCTGAATACAACCTTTTTACCTGGTTGCTAAATGTTGCGGAGGATGGACTCGAACCATCGACCTCTTGGTTATGAGCCAAGTGAGCTGCCAGCTGCTACCACTCCGCTGTGTTGTTATCCGTATGCAAAATTAAAGACCGAAGTTTTTAGTGTTAGGACAAAAAAGCCGCCATTCTCACGAACAGCGGCTCTAACGTAATACTATAAGGTATAAAAAAATGACTCATTCTATTGTTATTCTCGAAGCGTGATAGGTATCGGCTCCGAAAGGGCTTGAGTAGTGGCGGTGAAGGTTCGTGCCAACTCCATCTGGCTGCTGGTCAGAGTGCCGCCCATAACAAAGGTATGAGGCAAAGAGTAGCACAACTGCAGTGAACCATCTTCCTTTCGTAATACCACATAATAGTCTTTTCCTTGCATACTTCGGTAGGCTTCACGCACATTTTCGCCTCCATCTACCACATTTGCACTAATATCATAGGTATATATGGTGCCATTACCCTGCTTGGCAAGCGTCACCTTTACACTAAGATTCTCAACAACAACGAAGTTCTCGCCACTCGTAGCCAGTCGCAAGGTTGGCTCATCGGGCAATTTGCAATCGTTAATATATAAAACTTGCGCCATGCTGAATGGTATGGGAAAAACGCAAGAGTCCTTTGGGTAAAACATCACATCAGTGATGCCGTCAAGGAACAATTCTCTACATTTATTGTTAGTCCGCATTTTTGTACACTTAAAAAGGTTGTTTTTTAACTTGTTTTAAATTTTAAATTAACTCTTGTTTACACAACTTCAATCGTCAAACAATACATCATCTACGAAGTAAACCTTCTCGCTGTCGTCTATATACTGCATATCAGCACACGAGTAAGCTTTAAAATTGCTATGGTCTGAGGTCAACCATCGGTTGATGATACGACGCAGGGTGTCTTTTTCGTTCTCGTTCTGATCTATGCCGTAGCGCATCAAGAAACGCTCAAGCATGGCTGTTTGACGTCGGCAAATGATACGCTTGTTTGATGTGCAATAATCGAATGTGGCTAAAGCCCACTCTACGACGCTACGCTTAAAATCATCATTTAGCATGATAAGCAACTGACGGATGCCGCGTGTGCTCAAATTCCATGCCGGCGTAACCTGGCGAACCACGTCAACCACCTCTACCTCCGAAGGCAACTTTATGCACAGATAGTCTTCATTGTCACTCTTAGCGTAATCTTGCCTTCCACTAAGCCGCTGAACCTCGCCAAAAGACAAGTATTCATGCGGATCGCGCTTTGTAACAACTTCGCCACCATTGGGATGTTTGCCCTGCATCATGTTGCGCCACTGCTGGTGTGAGAAACATTGCGGATTCACTTTTTGCGTAACGGCAGGAATATTGGTTATATGCTTGCGCAAGACAAAGTGGTGAGGCATATACGGGCTGAACACCAACGGCTCGTCTTTTGCAAGTACGTGCTTCGGGTCGCGGTTGCGAAAGAACTGGCAGCGACTGGAGGGTAGACGAAAGTAGATATTAGGCATGGCTTATTACTTTTGTTTAGGTCGCTTATAGCGGCTCATTATTAAATCAGTGGCGTTGAAACAATTGCGCAGAGCGTCGTTGGTTACGTTGTTCGACTTCATTTTGCCGGAAACTTTCTCAAATATCTCCATTTCGTTGCGATTGAGATTCTGGCAGAGCTTCGCAATGTCAATATAGCAGCCTCCCGACTCGGTATGAGCAATAAAACTCAGATCGAACTTAGCATGACAACCAAAGAACTGGTTAAGGCCTTCAATGAGGTCTGCTTCAGTATAGGTCTTTTCAGCAGGGTGTATCTTGCGATACTTTGCGGTATACGCCTTCAGTCGTTTCTCTATATACTCGTTTATGGAATCAGAGTAATCAAAATAGAGCTTCGCTTCTGGTGAGTCGGCATCACCACGGCGAGCCGACTTGAAGAATCCTCTCAATTGGGTGAGAACCTTCAACACAGCATCGAACTGATTGAACTCGATGCTGCCGTCGAACACCTCACGCATATCAGCTTTCACATCGGTAACGATGCTTTCGAGCATATCAGCGAGAAACGTGACCTTATCGAGATTGGCAGCCATGCGGTCGACACGTTCACGCATACCGTCTTTCTTGTAGTCAACATAATACTTCAGCAGAGTGCTGAACGAAAGAAAATCATAGCCGACATCAGAGTGCAGGTTGGTCTGAACGATGGAAGAATACATGATGTCTGCCAATTTGCGATCATGCTGCTGAATAGTTCTCACGAGGTTAATCATCTCGCTTGAACCTGGACGCAACCGTTCTGCAGACTTCACAAGACGGTTGCGCTTCTCAACAGCTTCACTATAGTCGGGGTTATGAAAGAGAACATCCAATGTTTCGGCATACTTGCCCGGAGGTACATCTTTGAAATCGAAAGAGTAGATTGTGGGCTGATTGCGCACAAGCTGCTCTCTTGCTTTGATAGGGTTGGATTTAGCCATAATTTATGCTATTTATCATAAGGTCGGTTATTGATATAAACAAACACGTAAAGTCTAACGCTCATTTGTCATAATGTAGTATTTTGTTTAAATCTCAAACTCAGGTAAATACTCACGCATACGCCGCAGAATAATGTTGCGTATGCGCTCCGCTACAAAATGCGCATTAGGATGTGGCTTGCCGGTTTTGCCATGATAGCGAAGGTCTATAATCTCTTTCCACTCGGCGATGGTGTATGTATACACCGCCACCGTATAGGTATCAAGAGGCAATACACCACGTGCATCTTCCGGCTTTAAGCCCAGCTTTAGAAGACGGTTATATCCCCACTCACAAACTCGGCATACAAAACTATATACCATGCACTGCAGACGTGTGCCGTAAAGATACCAATGTGGACGCGCTATCTGTACGCCACCTTTCTTTTCAAGGTTACAATAGCGCGTGCTCTGCTCAGCAATGCTGTTGGGCGACTTGCGATTCAGCTCACGCGACGTGCTTATCTGCGTAGTGACAGCAAATGTCATACGTAAAATGGCAAAAGCCGACTCGCACTTATACTTCAACGCCTTCTCAATGAACTCTTCTTCGGTTACGGAGTATTGTTTCAACGACTCAAACATATCGCCGTTCTCAAGCAAGACCTGCAGATTAGCACTAATCCAAACCTTGTGGTCCTTCGTGGCATAGTCGATATAGGGAGAATCGTTTAGGTATGCCCAGACGTAGTTTGGAAATCCTTTTTCGTTAGGCATAAAGAAGTATCTTGTGCCATGTCGGTACATCGAGCGGTGTCCGCTTTCCCAGAAGCCCTTGCAGCGTTCTTCGTCGCGCTTCTGAATGAAGGTTTCCGCTTCCTCTGCCGACATATTCTCGTCGGGCTGCTTACCCTTTGACTTGTAACACACCCTGCCTACTCGTGCGATGTGCTGCGACAGATTCTGCTGCTGCCACCATTCCACTGAACTGCTTATCAATTTCATTGCTTACGAATCTTAATTTGTTATTTAATAAATAGTGCATTCTCATTGCCACAATCGTTTTTATTGAATCATGTATCTTACGCGCAACACTTCGTCACACAGATCACCAAGCGAATCGTTGTTAAAGATCACAGCATCGTAGAATGACAAAGGTAGACGTTTGCGCCGCTTGTCGCGTGCCATGCGTTCAGGGGTAACACCTCGGCGAAGCCGGGTGCGTTCCTTTGCCGACACGCAAATTTTGAACAGTTCTATATCAGGAAACTTCTCGCAAAGCGACTTCAGTCCATCTTCGTCGATAACATAAATAGCCTTGTCGCCCACCTGCTCTACGGTGGTCCAATATTCATAACCGCCATATTGCGTATAAGCCAGCATATTGTCATGCGGCACATCGCACTTCTCAACAAATTGATGCTCCACGCCGTCAATCTCGCCTTCACGCTTCGGGCGTGTAGTATAAGAACATATCACTTTATAGCCGCCCAAGTCGGACAGCATCCGAGCAACGGTGTCTTTTCCTGCACCACTCGGGCCAGTAATGGTTATCAGTTTCATATTCTTTTTATTTAGATTTTACATTACAAAATCGAATATTTCACAAATACGCAGCAAAGAGAATTATCCATAAATCTCTCGCATATCTTCCCGCGAAAGTGTCACATTGTTAGCTTTGCAAAGTTTGAAAAAAGTGTTCACGGTTACAGGATTATCTCCTTTATAGCTACCAAACGAGCGCCAAGGCGAAACGAAGTCCGATTCTCGGTGTCCGTGGTTTACATCGAGCGGGCGAAATCGAGACACGCGCTTCCACATGTCGTAGCCTTCAATAGAATCAATGCAGTAAAGCGACATTCCGCATTTGAGCCAAACAATATAGTCGCCATGCCCTCCACAGATATTCACTCCTCTCTCTTCTATTTTACGGACAAGCACGCGCGCCTTGCGCAGCACAATATCGGGGGTATCATTCATCCATCCGCCAGATTGTCTCGGCTGGCGGTCTAAAGAAGAATCTCCATATTGCTTTTGATTGTCAAACACTCGCTTCGGCAATGGTGATATGGCACCCAAATCATCAACGCCCTTGTATGGCACCACGCGTTCATTTATATATATATGCTCAGGATCATCCCATGAAGCAAAACGCACGCGGCCGATGTTGCTACATGCTTTGTCGAGACTGATGCCAATGGCAGCATACTCCTGCAGTAATGCTCTAAACTGCTGCTTATGGCGGTCGGGGTATGCCAAGCGTACCAAACCAAAATAGCCGCTACCCGAACATGAACGCATAAGCAATCCCACTTCGGGGCGATGACGCAATACCATGAGGATGTTTTCAAAGTTGCTCAAACGGCAGTTGTCTGCCAAGTCAATGTCAATGGCGAGCCAACCAGTATGCTGCTTGAGATGACTTTCGCGTCGGCTAACCATGACACGCTGCCCTGGATGGGTAAGACTATCATCTTCGTAGAGAGCAAACAGTCCACTAAGCGTAGCACCGGGTAGCATCTTCTTCGTTTCGATGTACTCCGGCATCTTCTTTGCCTTACTGCCCAGCTCTTGACGCATTGCACGCAGTCGCTGCACATACGGCTTCCATCTATCCGTTAAACAGAACTCACGGATAGTCATCTGTTGAATGCACTCGCCCGTCTCACGATCAACGAAACGGCCCTCGGCATCGGTTGACTCTTTATATACTGAGCAAATCTCGTCAAACATATTTTATGCGATTAATAACCGTTGCAAATTTAATAATTATAATTGGTTTCACCAACTCTTACTATTGTTATTAACTTTTATTTAATATGTATTCAACACTGTCTATTGTTTATACATTGCAAAACAAAAGTTCGATTCTAAACTTTTAAGCCTTCAAAAGTCCAGTTTTTAATTTTAGAGTTCATTTTTCAAAGAAACGCCGAAAAATGAAAAATCCATGATTTTGAAAAACACCTCCGCTGTCCACCCAGAATCCACCTCGTGACTACCCAATGAATTTTTCAGAAAGTGATTTAACTTTCTGATTTTCCGTTACTTATCTATTAAAAGTTTAAAAATAGGGGATTTTTTTATATATCTATACGAGCGCAAAGAACAAAAAAAATATATAAAAATAGTAGAAATATGGCTTTTTTATAGCGTTTTCAACGCTTATTTGCCTTTCCCCATCTCCTATAATTTATTAAATGTCAATTATTTACGCCATAGGCGTTAATGCTACTAACTATATTGTTAGGGTTGGGGAGTTTTGAAAATGGGAGAGAAAGAAAATTGGCAAAATTTACATATAGTAGTAGCGTTATTGAGTAGATTCCTGGACTTCTAACGAGTAGATTATATGTAATGTCCATGATTATTAAGAAGTTATAAGAGTTTATAGTTTTGAAGTTTTGGGGCAGAAGTTTTATTCTTGAATAAGTGAGAGAACAGAAGGAAAACGAGTGAAGCGCAAACGAAAAGGTCGCCTCGCCTAACGGCGCGACGACCTGATAAATGCTTCACTAATTGCGAAAGTAGCGCAAGACAAATGCTTTGCAGCTTGCGGAAGGCTATTTGTTCTTCAGAAACTGATTAGCTTTTGTCATGCTGTCATAGAGCTTGCCACGGCCATACATATCAATCTTTGCCTCGATAGGTTGCTCCAGACGTTGCAGGAGCGTGTTTACGGCTTGCAGGAGGGCGATGTTGGTAGTGGCTTGGTTAGACACCATTTCGTCGCTTACGGAAGACTCTGCGGCGATTGTGGGGCTTGTCTCGGAGATATTGCCAGTGTCGTAGGCGTGGCGACCGGAATAGTTGCGGTCGTAGTTGACAAGAGCCTTCAGAAGTTGTGGATTGTTCATCATCATGGCTTGCGTAGTCTCGCGTCCGATTACAAGTTCTGGACCTTTCTCGGCCACCAGCGACGGATGTCCGTTGATAGATGTCGCCGTAGGCCGTGTAAGGAGTGATACGCCATTGTGAGGATTGCTGTCCTCTGCCGCCCAGTAAAGACTACCATCGTTACCGACAAACGGACGGAGATCTTGTACGTTGCCGGAGTCATAGGTAAGCATACCAGATACAACCTTAGTATTAGGACCCTTGGTTGAGTTTTTCTTCTTTCCTCCACCAAGAGCTGAATTTAAAGCCCACTGAAGAAGTCCCATAAGGGTAGACATAACTACGGCAGCGGCAATCGGACCAGCAATCGGACCTAAGAACTCAAAGCACTTAGCCATTGCACCAGCAATAGAGAACGTAACCTCGCCTTGGGTGCGATTCGCATCCGACTTTAGAGTTTCGTCATTGTTCTTCTGCTTGGCAGTAAGAGTTGCGTTAAGGCCCGCCTCGGTAGCGTTCGTGATTGTCCGCTGTGCTACAACAGTACCTTTGCTTTGCTCTTTATTACCTTGTTCCGTCGTAGAAGTTATGTTCTTGACTCCCTTACCGGTAGCCTTTTCACGATCAGAGAGACCTTTTTTCGTTTCCTTGGTAAGGTCTTTTTGATGTTTCTTCTCCTTCTTGAGCTGCTTCTCCCTCTCCTTCTCACTCTTTGAAGTTTTTTTAATCTGAGCGTTAAGAAGAGCATCCGCACCACTCATAGCAATGCCAGTAGCAGCGTCGCCAAAACTACTGCTGCCTGTAACTGCACCGGCTACAGAAGCGCCTGTCTGTCCAGCCATCGACGTACCCACCTGACCACCAAGACTCTTAACTTCCTTGTTGTAGTCGTCAATAGTTCCGTCCGGGTGGCGTTTCTTCCACGCTGATGGAGGTTCGTTAGATTGGGGAACGCTGCCATTCGGATTAGGCAAAGGCGTACCATCCTCTTTTGTATAAACAGCATCGCCAGATTTGTTTTCGTAATGGTCGCCCGCCCAGCGCACCCACAAAGGATTTGACTCCGTACCAAAGTTACGCCAATCAATGCCGTTTAGATCGGTATAATTCGCTTTTGCATTGGCACGCGCTGCGTCGATGTCGGGTTGTGCTTTCTTCTTACCTCGCTTGGCACCTGCATCGTTGATTGCTTTCCACATCTGCGTGTTGACATCATTAAGAGCCATCTTCGCCCAGGATTCAAGCATAGACTTGAGAGCAGACTTTATAGCGTCATTTGCACTCTCGGCATCATAGCGCATTTCGGCAAGAGCCTGTCCTACGGCTGCGCCGAAGTCCTCGATAGGCTGTACGAGTTCCTTCATCTGCGAGAGACGCGACTTCATGGCTGTTGCCATCTGATTGGCATAGGCAAGTTCCGCCTCCTGGCGAGCACGTTCGGCTTCGTCGATAAGCTGCTTGTTCTTCGTGTTACGTTCTACAAAGGCGTAATAGTCTTCAGCAGCTTGCATACGCGCCTTCATTAGTTCTATCTCAGGGTCGGCTGTGAGGTTGGCGAGACCGAGATTAGAGAGAAGGTTTGTACGTTTACCGAAAAGGTTACTCTCGTTTTGCATCTTGCGCAATTTGTCCTGCTGGGCAAGATTGCGCTTATTGGATGACCACCAGAAATCAACGATTTTCTTTGCCGAGTCGTACTTTTTCTTTTCAGCTTCCGCGTAATTATCCGAATACTGTATAAGATTCAAGTAAAAAGCCTTCCAGCTTTCTTCGCTTTCGCCCAATGATGCTTTTATTCGAGCAGCCATACCGTCGGGATCGTCGCCAAAGAGTATCTTCATCAACACTCCCCTACCATCCGTTGTTGATACATCAATGGTATATAGCTGGGCGAGTTCCTTGCGAGCTGTCTCGTACATATCCTTGATAGCTTTTCTGCGCTTATCAAAAGCAGACATATCAAGAAACTCCTTTCCGTCAACCATTTTCTTTGTGACAGTAGTCTCTTCCTTCGTAGGCGCAGCATAACCCATTTCGTTGAAACTATCATACGAGTTCTGCTGAACAATACCCGTGTAGTCATGCTCCATAACAATCTTACGGCGAGCCTCCATCTGCTTGAGCTTCATTTTCAGAATTTCCTGCTCGCTACGAGTAGCTTTTGCAAAAATCTCTGCCGTGATGGAGTTCATAGACAAACCGAGATTTTTACCCAACTGCTCCATGAGTTTGCGTAGATTGTCGATGTTGTTGTTCAATATACCGTCAAGCAAATCTTTTGAAAGGTTTATGCCCGTTTCGTCCTTTTGTTCCACCATATCAGCAGCCATCATCTTCTTCGCATCCTCCCACTTATTCGGTTTACCTGCAACAGCAAGACGCACCTGCGAACGAGCTATTTCTTTGTTTTGCCTCAAAGGAAGAACAAACTGCTCCTGCTCGGTCTTGTCCATATTGAGAGATATGGCTTGAGCCAACTTAGCGTTAATCTGACGGTCGTAGTAGTTGTTCACGTCATCCATGATAGCCTTCGCCTGATCCTGCTTCTGCTTCAGTTCCTCACGCCAAGCACGCTCACGGTCGCGCTGGCCTCGCTTTTCCTGTGCAATAGCGTCCTTATCGGGAGCTTCCTTTTCGAGAGTGCCGGGATCTTCTTCGGGGTAAGGAGTATAGCCTTTAGGAAACCACTTTTGATAATTGTCTTCAATATCCTTTTCTTTTTTTCTTCTTCTACCCGTAGCACTAGCATACCAACGAGAAGCAGACAACAAATCTCGGAGTTCGTACTGCATCTGACTATCATCAGAATTAATACCCGCCTTTCCTCCGTCATAGGTATCTCGATAAATATAGCCATCCTTACCAAGTTTCCAATTAAAGCCGTCTTTCAAGCCCGACTTGTTCTTAGGCATCTTCTTAACCAAGTTCCAAAAGAGAGCGTTACCGTTCGCACCCTTGCTAACCCATCGATCTATATCAGCGAAAGAAACCCCAAGTTTGTCAATGCCCAATTTTTGAACCTGAGCCAGCAAAGCGTTGGCAGCCGTATCTCTATCCGCATCAAGTTTTGGCAGAGCTTGTTGCTTCGCTTTCTCCATCATACGATAGTAAGTAGCCCTCTGGGCCTCTTGCGCTAATTCTGAATAGTGGTCGCGCAAATCCTTTACGCTCTTAATCTCAATGCCGAGGTTTGAGATATACGAGCGGAAATCCTTGTTGAATCGAGATATGAGACCTTGACGCTCCTTTTGCGAAAGGTTCGACTCGCTCATCATTCGCTTGTAGTTTTCGAGCTTCTTGTTAAGATTTGCAGTTTCCACAGCAGCCTTACCGAGGGTGGACTTCCATGCGTTTGCCTGTTTCTCAGCTTCTTTCGCTGCTTCAGCAGCTTCCCTTGCACGTTGTGTATATCCATATATAGCTCCTGCCACACCGATAATGACACTCGCGAAAGCTATCCAAGGGTTTAGCTTCATAGTCTTGTTCAACGTGCTTTGCGCTGCATTGGCCGTGAAGAGAGCTCTTGCATATTGAAACATACTCTTTACCGCTACACCCAGTGCTGTCAAGTATTGCCACAGAAGGCTCAATCCAGAATAAAGACCCTGTGAAGCCATATATCCAATGATTACCGGCAAAAGGGTCGCTACGGCTTTCAATGTTATAAGCACCATCTGTAAAGCAATCTGCAACGTACCTTTCAACAACGGGCTGTTTGTCATCGTTGCCGACATTTCATACCACCATTCTGCCATGCCCTTTACAGCGTCCACACCATCAGGATTGACAAACGCCTTTTCCCAAAGGTTATTGGCTCTTTCGAGAATACCGATGGCCGACAGCTGCTGCATCGAGTATTCCTTGCCTACAGCAGTGGCTTCACGGAACGCCTCTTCCGACTCGTAGAGATGATCCTTCAGAATATCCACGTTCTTCGACATCGTAACCATAGCGGTAACGAGTCGCTGACCGTCAGAGCCGAGGTCTTTGAAAATGCCACCCAAGGCGTTCATATTACCCTTGTCGCGCATCTTCTCAAGTACAAGCACGATGGCATCCATAGCGTGACCCGACGCATAGAGGTTCTTAATGGTCTCATCAGGTATGCCAAGTTCCTTTGCAATAAGGTTGTGGTTTTTCTGCAAAGCTACTATAAACTTACCCATAGCGGTAGAAGCCACCTCCGGCATAAGCATCATCGAAGAACTTGCCGAACCGAGGGCAAGCAACTGGTCGGTGGTGATACCCGCGGTACGAGCAACACCCGTCAGTCGCTTTGAAAATTCCACGATGTCGTTGGAAGTAGATGTGCTCGTAGAAGACAACTTAAACATGGCAGAGCCTGTAGCCTCCATTGCCTTCTCGATACCCATTTTCGGAATAAGTCCCATAACTTCCACCATCTTAGAAAGTGCCGGAAGAGCTTCCTCGCCCATCTCCTCACCAATGGCTACATTGATTTGATCCGCGGCTCTTACGAACTGGGCCATACCTTCAACACCATACTTGCCCATGCCGAGCTTCGCGCCCTGATACGCGAGCTGTGCCAGTCCATCCACAGAAGTTCTGGTGTCAATTTTAGCCAACTCAGTAGAGAGTTGTTTTACCTGTTCCATCGTCAAGCCAGAAACCTTGCGAATGTCGGTCAACGAACCCGAATATTCAAAGTTCTTCTTAATGGCACCCGTCACAAGGTCTTTTATATGATTGAATACGGAAAACAATCCGACGTATGCCGTGAGGTTCTTCAACGCCGTATGCCATGCCCCACCCTGCTTATTGGTCGCGCCCGTCACCTCGTCGATGTTCTCCTTCAGCTCCTTCATCGACTTTTGCTTGTCGGCAAACTCCTTGCTCGTGGTGTTGACTTGGTTCATTTCCTCCTCAAGCTGCTTGTAGGCACGGCGCAGTTCGTCGAGGGAAGCCTTACCCTGCTTGCTACGCGAGAGGATGTCGTTGAGAGCACTCTGCGACATACGTGTGCCCTTAAGAGTTTGTTCGAGCATGGAGTATTGGCGACGGAGGTCAGCTACATACTTGCTGCCGACAGGGAGTTGCTGTATCTTCTGCTGTATCACCTCCATCGTACGTTTGATGTCTTCGCCCGAAGCCTTGTTGGGTTCAGCCAACACTTGCTTCATCTGCTTCCAACTCATTGATGCTTTCTGAGTCTTGCCCGACACAGCCTCCAGTCGCTTCTCTATCTCCTGAAGGTCACGGTTGTAAGAATCAATCTCTCCAGTCTTGCCGATGGCTGTCTTGTCACGAGCTTCCGTAAGTGTTGCTTTAGCACGACGCAAATCAGAAGCAGAGGCATTGTCATCACTTACCGTTTGACGTGCCTCTGCCACGTTCATCTTGCCCTTGCGTCTGTCTTCCTCGGCTTCAAGCTGCTTCAATGTAGCGAGGTTCTGCTGATAGCCGGCATCCGATTTTTGCAGCGAACCCACAAGGTCGCGCTGCTGCTTGATAGCCTTGTCGAGCCATTGGTCAGACTGGTTGGCGACATTCTTCAATCCTTCAGCTATCTTGACATACTGACCCTCTATAAGGCGTATCTCATCGCCCACCTGCTTCATCTTCTTACGTACCTCCTCGGCTTGCGCCAAGTCGTCCTCAGATAACTTTTGCAGTTGACGACGACCATCGCCCAAAGCCTTGCGGAGGTTTTGAAGCGAGGTGGTAGAAAGGTTTTTAAGCGCATGGTCGAGACGCTCAGTGTCCTTGATGATATTCGTTTGGTAGTTCTGTAAAGTCTTGTAAACGCTTTCGAGTCCAGCCTTACGCTCCTTGAAGTCGGGAGCGTCCTTGTCGAGATGATCTATTTCCTCTCTCACAGACCTGGCCTTGTCGCGCAGAGCTTCGAGCACCTGAATGGCGGCCTTGCCGTTCATCGAGAGGATTACTTCTGTCTTTAGATTTGCCATATTCGTTTTTGTGTTGAATTAAAGTTAGAAATCAGACTTAGCGTGTTCGCCCATTCCTTCCAAGGCATGAATAATGTCGATGCCACCCTGATAGCCGTAGAAATCAGCAAGATAGTTGCGGTAGCGGTCGCGCAGTCGGCGAATGGTACGCATGATGGCAGGACGGTGCGACTTACCCTGCTTACGGTCCCATTTTCCGCGGATATACCTCTTGGCGTTCTTTGCCGACCGTGTGCGATCCACGTCGCTTGCATGAATATGAATGTCACCAGTCAGACCCACACCAATATCCACATAGCGCAAATAGTCGTTGTAGCGAATACCCACCGTAAGCAATCCCTTCTGGTCGTCGGCTTGATAAATATGTCCCTCAAACGACTTAGTTCCCTCGCCAGTGGACCACCACATGCCATGCTCCTTGCGGTATTGGTTAATCTCCTCGTAGCCTCGATACACCTCAGTGGGATAAATGCGCTGCGCTTGCATGTTCGCCTCAATATCCATCAAGGCTTGGTCGAGATACAACGGAGCGACGCGGGAGAGCGGAGCAAACGGTTTTTGTACGGGGGAGATAAAACGTGCCATACCCTACCCTCCTATCCTTTCGTGTTGTCCTTCGGCACGATATACTTGCCCTGCATGCCACAATGGAATTTGTAGAGGGGTTGGAGGCTCTTCCAATCAAGGCCCATTACGAACCATTGACCGGAAAAAATGTCGCCTACCAAGCCGAAGGATATACTGCTTGTGTCTATGCTCCGAAGCTCTGCCATCACCACAGCATCATCAGCAAAGGAACGACCAGTGACAGGGCAGGTGCCGGTGCGCTTTACCTCGATAAGCCAAGCTATGAGGTCTTTGCAGCATTCGGCAAGGTCTTGGGCCGTACGTTCCATTTTGTTGCCGTCGTAACGGCCAAGAGTCTGAGGCGTGTCCTTCACCTTGGCGAGAAACCACACCTGGTGAGATATTACAGCCTCCTTTGCGTTAATCAATTCGCCAGTAGCGAGTATACTATACAGCATACATGGCGAGTGCACGATGTTGGCATTGCGAGAAAATACGTTCTCTTTGTCGATGTAGCGGATGCGGAAAAAACTCTGATCTTCGAGACGTTCGCTTCCGGGGTTATGAGATAGGGGCTTATAGATGGAAGCCCAATGCTCAAGGATATTGCTTATTGTCATAATGCTGCTTAGTTTTGTTTTGTCATTCTTTCGCTGATTCCTCCGCTTCCTCCTTATCCTTCATCAGCTCTTTCAATTTCACATTGAAGTGGCGCTCGGTTTTGTCTGCGACAATCTTCTGCAGCACTCTCGCCCATGCGGCGCCGTTGCATGTGCTCTCGTTTTCGAGGATAGAAACGAACTGCACAAGGCAGTACATGGCGGTGAGTTGATTGGCAAGGTGGGTGTTCATATAGCCCAGGATGTTGCGGTCGAGATACGAGGCGAGACAGATGCACATGATGAGCACCGAGAAAGTCCACACCATCTTCACCATCTTCTTTGAGCGCAGCTTGCCGTCCATCTTACACTTCGGGTTGCGCTTTATCTCTTCGCGGTATCTTTGGTAGATGCGACGGTTGCACCGCCAAGCCGTATAGCAGTCGATAATGAGAGCGAAGAAGCACACGGTGATAAAATTGATCGAGGGCTCTATGTGAACCCACAGCAAGCCGAGCACTGCGGCAATAGCCCGCGAAAAGTAGAATGGATTGTTCATGTTTCTGTGTTGTGTTTTTGTGTTGTTGTCCTGAATCTTTCTACCACAAAGTTACTTATAAGATGCTACGCAATACGGACATGGTGGGTACGGGAGATTAAGTATGTCCGTATGGGGGAAAAATAACATCGTAACTTTAAGGCAAGAAACACAAAAAATTAATGATGATATGTCAGGACTTACACAAAACACGCTCGCCCGCATCGACAAATGGCTGAGCTACGGCACAAGCATAGAAACGGCTTTCCCGAAGCTGGAGCAACGCTACCGTATGCAGGTATGCTCGGAATTCTACAAGCGATGGGTGCAGAACCGCGACATCGACCCTCGGACGGTGTGCCGCAATATCGCCCGACGTGACTATGAGATATTCTTCAACCAGGCAGCACAGGGCAACAAGGAGGCGCAAGAATATGTACTTGCGCTGAAAATTACGCTCGACGATGAGGGCAATATTTGTCCGCGTACCGTTACGGAGCTCAACAACGATGTGTTGGTGTGCAACCACCTGATACGTTTCTTCCAAACCGACGAAAGTCCGCGACACAAGGCTATGTATCTGAGCAGTGCCGAGTGGTTGATACGCACGGGTAAGCAGCAGAATAACGATCGTGCAGTAGATAAAGGTATGCAGGCCCTGGCTAACGTGTACGGCAACTTTCAGGAGGAGAAGGACGCTACAGACGAGATGCCGGACATGAGTCGCGTTGCCATCACGCAGGACGTAAGCATCGTCAAGCGCGACCGCGTAAACTACACCGAGGAGGAGAAGCTGCGCATGGCTCGAAAGTACGGGCTTACCACAAAAGACCTCCAGGAAATCGAGGATGAAGAACTGCTCAGTGGCGGAAAACCGGAAGAACCGGATTACTTTGAATACATGGAAGAGAAAGAAGATTCGCATGATAAGGAAATGCACTGCGATACGATTTTGAGCAAAAATATAATACTGAAGAAAACAAATATATAAATGAGGATAGGACTAATAGACGTGGACGGGCGACACGGCAAAAAGAAATGGGGAGCTACGATATACCCTAACGTGGCTCTCGGCAAGATTGCCCGTTGGCACACGACGCAGGGCGATGAAGTGGAATGGGCACAGCCTACCGACCTTTTCGACAGGCATCATTACGACATACTGTATGCCAGCAAGGTTTTCAACTTTTCGCCCGACATCGACTTTCGGCAGTTCTCCTACGACCGACTGGAGAAGGGTGGCACGGGCTACGACATCTATAAGCGTCTGCCCGACGAGATAGACAAGCTCCAACCTCTCTACGCGATGTACCCTTGGCTACCGAAAAATCAAGCCGTAGGCAAACTTACCGAGGGGTGCCCTAACAAATGCTTCTGGTGTGTTGTTCCGAAAAAGGAGGGGCGCATACGTCCTTACATGGATATAGAAGAAATTGCCATAGAGGGGCGCACGCATGTTGTGCTGATGGACAACAACATTCTTGCGGCGGGCGACTATGCAAAGGAGCAGCTCAAGAAGATAATCGACCTCGGTCTGCATATCGACTTCAATCAGGCGATGGATGCACGGCTTGTCACTCCGGAATATGCTAATCTGTTAGGCAAGGTGAAATGGATAGACTCTCGCATCCGCTTTGGTTGCGACACCACGGCACAGATAGCAGAGTGTGAACGAGCCATGCAGCTCATCAACGCTGCCGGATTTCGTGGTGAGTATTTCCTTTATACAATGATTGGTGGCAAGAACGATTTTCAGGAGTGCTACCACCGACTGCACTATTGGTGGAAACGTCTGCAAGGCTTTCGCAAAAGACATGAGGGTAGAGCCATATACGCTTACGCTCAACCTTATCGCGACCCGACTAAAACAAAACACACAATCCCCGAATGGCAGAAAGATATGGCTCGATGGTGCAACAAACGAATGATTTTCTGCACTACCGACTTTAAGGATTTCTCGCCAAGAAAGGGTTTCAAGTGTGAGGGGTATTTGAAGGAGTACGGAATATAAGGTGATAGGTAAAACCTTAGCGAAGTAATAGGCATAACATAAACTTCATAAACAAAAACAATATACAAACGATATGATAACAGAGAATTTACAGAGAAAGATTGACCGCGCCATTCGTTTGCTGCAGAGTGTACAGAAACGATACGATGGCGAGATAGAGATAGCCTATTCGGGCGGTAAGGACTCTGACGTGATCCTTCAACTGGCGAAAGAAGCGGGCATCAGGTATCGGGCCATATACAAGAATACGACCATTGACCCGCCAGGCACGTGGGGACACGTTAGGGAAATGGGCGTGGAGATACTACGGGCCAAGGCTTCCTTTTTTCATCTCGTGGCGCAGAAAGGATTCCCATCTCGCGTTTCCCGTTTCTGTTGTGAAAAACTGAAGGAATACAAGGTGCTCGACAAAAGTGTTATCGGTGTACGCAAGGCGGAGAGCAGAAAACGAAATGAAAGGTATAACGAACCGACACAATGCCGATACTACGGAGCAAAGACGGAAAAAAACCACGTGGAGCTGATTTATCCCATACTGGAATGGACCGATGAGGACGTGCGCGACTTCATCATAGACAGAAAGTTAAAACTCGCACCCATTTATTACAATGGGGGGGCAAATCGACGTATCGAAACGCCTTGGCTGTATGTGCTGCCCTCTCGCCTCAAGGCGCAAGCGCATTATCGAGTTTCAGAAATATCCCAAGATAGCAAAGGCTTATCTCCGTGCAGGGCAACGATTTATGGACGCGCATCCTGACAGCAAGGCGTGCCAGAGGTACGACAACGTTTACGAATGGTTCACTCGCGACGTATTTTACAGCTCCGATGCAGATTGGAATAATGTAAGCACAGGACTGTTCGGTAAACCGGACTTCAAGAAGTTCTTGGAGGGCAAGTTCGGCATTGACTTGACATTATAAACAACATAAAACAATCACGATATGGCAAAGATTATCTATTTTGGGACAGAAGGCAACGGCAGGGCAGGTCACTATCCTATTGGTATCGACAAAGGCCTTACCCATGAAGAATACAAAATATGGACTGAATGTGACAACGAGACGTGGATCGATAATATCTACAAGAATCCAGGTCGCCACTTGATAAAACATCACGGCGTTGTATATACCAACTATGCCGTGCCGTTCTCTATCGACGATGAAAGAGGATATTCACATACTGAAGTATTTTGGGAGGGTTTACACTCAGAGGAGGAAATGATAGAACTCATAAAGAGCGATCCTTTCTTGAAAAGACAATTTAAAATGTAAAAGACATGAACTATTCAATTAAATGCGGAAAGGAGGTCCACAATGGCTAAGGACTGGGTGGGCGGCTCGGCTGCCGTGTTCAAGACGTTGGGAGCGAGTAATCATGCGAACGGTGAACGGCAGCATGAGGACTATTACGCTACGGAACCAAAAGCTACGGAGTGGCTTTGCCGGTTGGAACAATTCGACGGTAGAATATTAGAACCTGCGTGTGGCGAAGGACACATAAGCGAGGTACTGAAGGCGGCAGGGTACGAGGTGGTGAGCCGCGACCTTGTGGATAGAGGTTACGGCGAGGTGGCTGACTTCCTCGCTATTGACAACTTGGCGTGGGACGGAAACATCGTGACCAATCCACCCTACAAATATGCGCAACAGTTCGTTGAGAAGGCTCTGAGCATCATTCCCGAAGGTAAGAAGGTCGCGATGTTCCTCAAGCTGCAGTTTCTCGAAGGCAAGGCACGTCGCGCGCTGTTCCGTTCTACCCCCCCCATTCGCGTTTGGGTAAGTTCATCAAGGCTGAAATGCGCACCCAACGGCGATTTCGATGCAATAAAGGGCAGCGCCGCCGCCTACGCATGGTTCGTATGGGAGAAAGGATATAAGGGCGATACCACCGTAAAATGGTTCAATTAAACTATAGCGAATATATTCACTATAAAACAACATAAAACTAAATGGGCAACAACCGACACAAATACTTCAATAAAATTCCGCCGTTCAAGCCGGACCCTGAACACTACACACGCAAGCAACACTCGTGGAAGGCGAAGGAATCATACGAAACGGAGAATGATGCTTGGGAGTTCTTGCAGGAGAACCCGAAGATCAAGGCGCAGGGATATACGGTGTATCGGTGCAGGACGTGCAACAAATGGCATATAGGCCGAATTAAGAATTAGGAAAAAACATGCAGCAAGCACATAACATATACTTAACTAAGTTCCAGCAGCAGTCGCTATACATGGGAGCCAAGGACGAGCGAGTGATTGCTGCCCGCCGTGTGGGTAAGACCGACGGACTTGTGGCTCCTTACGTCTGGACGGCAAGCAATTCAATGCCTGGTATGCTCGGCGCATGGGTGGCTGTGTCGCGTCAACAGGGCTTCGGCAAGACCATACCGAGTACGATGGCGGCAATGGAGCGTATGTTCGGTTTTACGCAAGGCATTCACTTCGGATGGGGACGACCACCTAAACACGTTCGGGAGAGTATCTTCAAACCGAAGAACTACGACAATTACATCTGGTTAGCGAATGGTGCCGGGTGGGTGCTTATATCACTCTCGCAGACTGCGAGTGCCAACTCCTACACGTTCTCGGCAATGGTGGGCGACGAGGCGAGGTTCTTTCCTTATAAGAAAGTAACGGACGAGTTGATGCCGGCGCTTTCGGGACAGACGCACCCATTAGGCAACATCAATTTCTCTGACTACAACCCGATGTATAAGAGTACGCGCTTCCTCTCGGATGCCTCGCTCACAACCAAAGGTTCGTGGCTGGAGAAGGAGGAAGAAAAACTGGACTTAACCGTTGAGACGGGGCCGTTCCAGGGCAAGACTTACCGATGGGTGCAGGAGCAGTTGGAGGATTACGCCAACAAGGTAATACGCTACAACGACCTGCTGTATAACGCAAAGAAGACCGGTCACGGTGTTCATGTAGTGCCCAAGGAGCTGCGCACGATGATCCGTGCCGTGGCTCTGAAGATGATGAAGCATGAAGGACAGTTCCGCATCATGCCCAATCATGGCAAACACGTCACGAAGGCAATGGTGGATATGGCGGTAAACTATAAACTCATTCCACTAAAGGATGCCGAACTGGTTTACGATTACGAATACCTTATTACGCCAGAAGAGGATTTCGAAATGCAGATGTTTCTGCGCTCAAAGAAGTTCACGGACGGTTATCTACGCGAACTGCGCCGAGTGGCTTTCTGTGTGCGTCGTGCTTCGTCTCTCGACAATGTGGATATTTTAGGTGAAGACTATATTCGTCAGATGAAGCGTGACCTGCCACCATATACCTTCGCCGTATCAATTCTCAATATAAAGATGCAGAAGTCGAACGACGGCTTTTACTCAAATCTCGACATCGACCATGTGCATGGCTATATCCCCGACGAGATAGACCCTCTCAGCTCCGCAAAGTTTTCTACGCAAAAATCTACAGGCATCATCGGTGGCAAGCGCATTACAAGCGAGAGTTACCAACCCGACTTCCAGGAACTCGCCGAGCGCAACGACAGTCGCATGGATTCCGACTGCATTAACTCCCTGCCTTTATATATAGCTCTCGACTATAATGCTAACATCAATACGCTCGTTGTGGGACAAGGCTACGCGCGTGACGGCATGGAGTGTCTGAATGTGATAAAGAGTTTTTACGTAAAGAACGAGCGCAAACTACGCGAACTAATTGCCGATTTTTCAGACTACTACGCTCCGAAGCGAGCCGTCAACCGCGACGTGACGTATTTCTATGATGCCACTGCCAAGCAGGGAGCCTCATACGCTTCGAGCGACGAGCGCTTCTATATGATTGTGATTGCAGAACTGGAGAGACGAGGTTGGAACGTGACAGCAATAGACATGGGCGCTCCGGAAAAACACGAGGTGAAACATCAAATCATTAATGACGGTCTTGCTCACCTCTCCTACCCCGCCATCCGTATTAACCAAATAAACAACCCCGACCTTATCATCGCCATGCAGATGTGCGAGGTGCAGATTTCGTACAAGGGATTCCATAAGGACAAGTCGGGCGAAAAGAAGCCGGAAAGTGAGGAGACGCTGCCACTGCAGCAACGTACCGACTTTACCGATGCTTTTGACACTCTATATCTTGGCTACAAATACTACAGGAGTGGCGGCGGTTGGTTCGTGATGCCGAGTGGGAGGTAAAAAGACAGCCGCTTCACAGCGACTGCCAATGTTTTAAAACTTTCCTTCGCTAAGAAAAGAAAAAAAATAAATTAAGAACAAATTGTTTTATCCGATGAATTATTCAAAAGTTTTAGTTTCTTCTTTAAACATATCATGCCGTGCGCCCAAAAGCCACGACTTCAGATTGATGTATCGGTCGTTTGCCAAATTTGCTTCGCGCCACTCAACATAATCTTCGTGACTCATATCCGCCTCCAAAATACGCACCATCTCGTCGGGAGATAAAGAGTCGGCTTCTTCAAAGTCGCACGTGCCTCCTATCTCATCAGCTATCCAATACCAGTTGCGTGATCCGTCAAATAGCTTTGCGTTCACCAAATCGGCAAGCCGATTGCAGGAATTGCGGAACATTGTTACCGCAACCTTCCTTACCTCTTTATCGTTTGCCAAACCTTCCAGTTTGGTATGACATCCGTTACTCGTTGGCATAGGCTACTTCTCTTTTACGATTTTGCGGAAAGACAAGGTCAGATGACCTCTGCCGTTCTTATCAACTTTTACCTCAGTGAGGATGTCGTCAAGTTCTACACCGTCCACACCCTTCAAACATATACGCACGAAGCGCTTCGCCATTTTGGTGAGGTGTTTGACAGTAACCTCGCGACCTTCGTACTTAGCAAGTATCACGGTGAAGAGGTTGTAGGCCTCGAACGCATGGGTAAAATCATTAATGCGAGTCTCCAAAGACTCGCCGACTGGCTCCTGCGGCTGCGCTTCGTATTTGTTCTGACCCTGCGCAAATGCAGCGAAAGCCCTCTCCACGATGTCAACAGCATTCCTTACTGCCGCTTGCGCCTCTTCTGGAGTAACGTTTTTGCAGCTACCAATAGTCTTAAGAACAGATGCAGCTATCACCATGTCTAACACTTCTTTTTTTATCTCTTTCGTTTCCATATTTGTTGTTTTATGTAATTGGATATTGTTTATATCTTTGTTTTCATTCGTTTTGCTTTAATTGTCAATAGTCGCACTTCTCAACTGTTAGGCCGAATCTCCGACGGAAGTCATCATAAATGTCAAGGTCTTCCCACCATACCTCCTTGTCTTCCTCTACGAACTTGTTTGCCCCACTCTTGACTTTTGCGGCAACGCTTATATTCTCGTCAGGAATAAAGAGGTCAAACAACGCAACCTTCTTTTCTAAACGTAAGCGTCTCCGTTTCTTGCTGCGCTGATAATTATGCAGCGGGCGGTAGTGTCCGTCAAATCTGTAGCATAGGCAGCGCTGCGCTTCTTCTCCCTCCTTTGTTCTAAGTGTCACCTTATATCGGTTGCCGCGATGCAGCACCGCAAGAACGTGCATAAAGTCGTAATAGCCAAAACGCGTTTGCACCGAATCTTCTTTTTCTCGAAAGTACGACCCGAAAAAATCACGCCGCAAGAAGAACCAAAAGTAGTCCATGTCCTCTACCGACATCTGCGGTATCGACGCATACACCATAGTCCTCCAAACGTGCTGCCTCAAATGAGATCCGTACGCGAAACCTTCAAGGGCATAAAGAAAATCGTGGCGGTCTAATGAAAGTTTAATCATTCTCTTCCGGTTTAAATAGATTGTACTTAACGTCGTCGTACATTGCCATCTCCACCTTCTCTCCGTCAAAATGGCCGATGGCGAGCAACTGCCCGTTCTCCTCTGTAGCCAGCTCAGCAGACGGAGCGCCGGCACGAAGGATAAAGATGTCGAACTCCTTTATGTAGTCGAGCCGCTCTGGCGGTATCATCTCCATATTCTCACGTGCATTCTGACGAATGCGCTGCATGTCGGCTTTAGTGAGCATAGCGAACTGAGCCCGCGCCTTGCGTACAGCCTCGGTCTCAATCTTCAGACGGTGGGCTTCATAGGCTTCGGCCAACAAACGATAATTCTGCCACATCGACACCTGATTAAGAAAGCGCAGAAATCCGTCTCTGCCTTCGGCAACCTTCAGCGTACCTAAAACTTCTTCGATCAGCAGTATTTTGTTTTTACGCTGCCAATGAATAACGCCACGCTTTTCAAACTCATCGAGTATAGAGAAAACTGCAGATAAATCGCGCAGCTCCTTCTCCGTCTTTTTTTTCTGATTTTTTAGTAAATTCCACATATCTATATTGTTTTGATTGAACATTCCAAATAAAAACCTTCTATTCTCGCGAACCGAAGGGAAAAAAACAATCATTATTATTAAATTAACTTTATATCTATTCTCGCGAACAGAATACAAAAGACTTGAAAAACTAAATTTTACAACAATTTGAGTAAATTATTACGCAAACTTTAAAAATGTCGGGGCTCTCCCCAACCAAGATGATATTACGAAAAAACAATTATTAATGCGTTATAAATCTCGTGCCGTCCACTTCAAGCACGAGTATGTCGTTCACAACTCTTATCTCCCCACTCTCGACGAACTGCACCTTGCGCTGATGACGGTCGGTGTTTACGGCGAGGCAGATGCACATGCCGGCATCTACGTGTCCGGTCTTGGTGAGAAACCTGATGTAGAACGGCATACGTGACACGTTGCGCGCTGTCTGCGGTGGATTGAAGCCGGTGACACGTTGCCCCGTGCGCGGGTCGTCCCATTGCCATTTTTCAACGAAACGACGCAGCTCTGTATAAGATTGGGTTAAAGGTCTCATTTTGGTAATTCATTATTCCCGCATGGGCGGAAATTCAAGATGTATAAATCGGTCAATTTCCTTATCGGTTATTCGCTTTACGCCTCCTGCAAACATCTTCTTGCGCTGACGCAGAACGTCGGGGAAGAGGATATTGCGGAGAGAATTGCCCCAGTCGGCTGTGGAGTTTAGCAGGTGGGAGGGATAGAACACGAGAGAGTAGGACACGAGAGCCGCGTCGGTTTGAGGACGATCGAACATCGGTCCGCTGAGCGTCAAGGCGCGGTCTTTGTTGTAAAGCACCATGTGACTGCTAAAAAAACTCACATCATCGCTCTGTGCATAGATGATGCGGTCTGCATATTCGCCCAAATGCTTATTCAGCAAAGAATCGCATGAGTAAACAGTGGAGAGTATGAGGTGGGTAATCCATCCCCGCTCAAAGCACTGCGCCAGAAACATGAAAGTCTCCAGCTTGGGGCAAGGCATGGTGAGCACCATCACGTGCGAGTCTATCACGAGGTGGCTCACTGCCTTATAGAATTTCTCTACCGTCACGTCGCCATGTGTGTAAAACGTAAGCTGACGGTGGGGCGCCTGGTTGACCGCCTTGGGCAGCTTGGTATCTACGCAGCAAGGCGGAATGAAAAGTAGAGTATCGTCCATTTGATTATTAATTATTAGTTATTAATTATCGATTAGTCGTCAAGCACCATCGGCATCACAAGCGTCATCACTTTAGGTGCAGGTGTGTCGGCGGTGAGCACTACGGCGTGCGAAGCGTCAAGCAACTGCATACGGATGGTGTCTGAAGGAATGGAGTTGATGCAGGTCTGAAAAGCCGACGACTTCAATCCGATACGGAAATTGTCGGGGCATTCTGCGTTAGATATGAGCACCTGGTCCTCGCCGGACATAGCAAAATCCATATCACTCGCAGAAACGTTGATGAAGATGCCGTTCTTCTCTACCTTGACAAGATTGCTTGCGCTACTTGAGAAAAGACTGACACGACGCAGGATGTCAATCATTTCCTTCTTTTCGAATACGACGAAGTAAGGGTTGGACTTCGGAATTACACCGTTGTAGTTAGGGTACTTGCCCTCCATGTGTTTGCAGATAAGTTCGATGTCGCCCGACGAAAAACGAATGGTGTTTCCGTCGTTCTCGATACTGATCTCCTCGCAGCCGTCAAAGGCAGACAACGTACGGAAGTAGTTGCGGTGGATAAGCGTCTTGCGAGGCTCGCCACTACGGAAGAAATCACTACCGCCCTTCTGCGGATCATTGCTGTGTACTATCTTCGCAAGCGTGTGTCCGTTCGTAGCCGCAAAGACCACCTCTGAGCGGTCGTCAGCAATGTCTACGCACAAACTGGAAAACTGAGGGCGAAACTCGTCTATCTGAACAAACTTGTCAGCAGTATCTATAACAGAATGAAATAACTGGCAAGGCAGACAAATGATTGTCGATGCCTCACTCTTGGGCAACTGCATCTGGGGGTATTCGTCGCCCGAGAAATATGCCATTTTAGCCTTGCCCGACTTAACGTTGTCGCCACTGCCAGTGCAATACTCTACGGTGAACGACGAACCACCCTCCTCTACATCAAGAGTAACAACGCAGTCGGGCAGTGTACCTAACAGCGAACTGAGCATTTTGATGGGCAGCACTATCGGCTTGTCAAACTTGCCACCGCACAACGAAAGAGGCGCCGGGATGGTGAGTTGTGCTTCTGCAGTAGACGACGTAAGAAAGAACAGACCGCTTTCGTTGCATGTCAGCAGCACGTTGTCGAAAATGGCAATTGGATTTTTTGAGCCGATACACTTTGCTGACTTGTTAAGGGCAGCGTGTAAAGTGCGTGATGATTGGGCTTGAAGTTTCATATTTTTGAGTTTTGAATTTTTAATTGTTGTGCATTGCGCAATTTGAATTAGAACGGCAGGTCGCCTACGTCGGCATCGGTATAGCCGGCGAGTGGGTCAGTGCTCTCGGCTGGTGCCACATATCCAGTGGCTGCACCTGCTACGCCCACATTAGGTGTTGTATAGGGTGACGGATGCTGCGTCGGCTGTGGCTGATAGAGCATGGCCAGGCGCTTATTCATTCGCTGGCGAATAGCCTTGAAGAGGTGAGTGTTTTCGTCGGTGGGGTCTTGGTTTACAATCTCGGGGTCGCGTTCTTTGTTGGCTTCCTTCACTTGCTCTACGAGCTTCGGAAACTTCCGTACAATGTCCTTGATATAGTCAATCGAGAAAGACATCTGCATTTCGTGTGTCGGTACGGTCACGTTGCTGTCGCCACGCTCCAAAGCAGCCTGGCGCACCTTAGCCTTGTACTGCTCGTTGAGTGGCCAGATGTTTACACGCAACTTAGCCAATGTACGAGCAGGGTCTTTAGGAGCCTGCTCCACTTTAATTTCGTTCAAGCCTGCCGGAATGCAGACATACACTCTCTCGGGGTTGTTCTTGTCAATACCCTTGTACACCTGCGCTCCATTGAGCGAAAGCAGGTCGATATTGCCATTGTAACTTGCCATATTATTTATTGTTTTTGTTGTGAGTATTATCTTATAAAACGCCTCAAAAAGGCATACACCTTTAAGGCTTCTTCGGGATAACAAGGACCGACTGAGCATTCGGAAATAGAATAGACGCCCCCAATGTCGTTCAACGAATAACTTTCAATGCAATACTCGTCAAACATCCTGCGAGGCATTCCGTCTATAGGATAGTCGTCAACGCACTTACCTTCGGAATCTATCTTTTCGTAATCAACATACCGACCCTGGCATGGCGTGAACTTAGAAATGTCCTTTGGCTCGAACACCAGAAGTCTTTCAGCACGGATAATTCCACGCAACCTGCGTAAGTCCTTTTTTGCCTGCTCGGAATCTCCGATACCGAAACTAAAACCTTTTGCCGTACTTGACGTGCCGTGAGTCAAGCTGTGATCAGTTGTGTTTGTTAATGTCTCGCCACGAACCAACTGACTGCATTCGTCGACGGACATATATCGGTATAACTTCATACTCGATGCTTAATGTGGTTATACATGCGCCGTTATTCCTCTACAGCCAGCTTCAAACCGTCCTGCTCGATATACTCGTTGCAGTATTCCGCCGGCACATAAGTGTGCGCATAGAACTGCGTCGCACCGACGACACGAAGGGTCTCGCGTCCCTTTAGTTCCGTCTTAAACTTGTGTTTGAGATAGTCGAACACAATATTCTTAGCCGTAACCACATCGTACGCCCACACAACAAACGTGTCTTTTTCGTGCACGCCGGTCTTAGATCTTTTGCACTCGGGGTCGTATAAATCCGTGTCGATAAACGAGGCCTTGACCTTAAACGGTTCTTTTACGGGGGCGTCTTCGTCCTTTTCGAGTGCAGCTTCTTCCTCCTCGATGTCTTTCTTGGTGCGACCAATAAACTGGATGCCTTCGATTATCTCCGACTTAAGGATATGAACCGAATGTGCATTCTCGGTCTTGAAAATGTCGTTGACAGCTCCCTCGGCATAGTCGGCAGCAAGATTCTGCGCTCCTCGCAGAGAGTCGCAGCGAACAATGAGAACAGCGTTTTCGCCCCAACTATTGCGCACGGTGACTTTAACATGCCCAATTCTATTGAACAAAGTATCTTCCTCGGCGCGAGAAGGAATGTCAGAGACTTCAACCTCATTGATTTTGTAGAGCTCAAGCTCTTTTAGAACCTTTTCTGTCACCAGGCAGCCACGATGCACAATGTTTTCAGTACGCTCTATCGAAACATTCTTCTGAGTTTTCTCGTCGACAAAAACTTCGTTCCAAACGCGGTTAACTGGCTTCACCAGATAACAACCCACGGCTTCAGCCACTGGCACTACTTTTGTCTTGTAGTCCTTTCTAAGCATTATTTTCTTCATACTCTATAAATATTTTAAGTTTGACTTTTTCTAATCAGAACGGCAGGTCCTCCTCCTTTACGTCCGGAGTAACAGCTGCGGCGGTAGTAATTGCCGGAGGCGACGCCATACGCCTACCCTGCTTGCGTGTCTTATTGTTCTCCCAGCGTTCTTTTTCCTCGTCGGTAAGCGTTATGATGTTACCATCGTCATCGCGGTAAGGCAGAGGGTCAGGCTGCTCGGCAAAGGCTTTTGCTATGCGCTTGAGCTCGCGGTAGTCCTTCGGTATCGCATCCTTGCCAGGACGGAAGAAGAAGAAGACGTGCTTGGAAGTCTGCATATAGCGGATAAACTTCGGCTCGATGGTATTGTCGTTCTCCCATTCGCGCCCAGTGAAGTATTCCTGCGTAACCCAAGCCTGCAGCTTGAAACACTTGCGCTGCTTGTCACTCTCGTTCTCGAAGAGATGCTTAGGATTGCACGTTATCGACATATTTTCGCAATAGTCGTATATCTTCTTCTTGAAGGTGGCTCGACTATACTCCTTCGACTTACCCTCAGAGGCATCTGCCCAGTCGCGCATGAACTCGTTGAACATATCATCGGTACATATCGGCACTCCGTAAACCTCGTTGCGAGAGAAGAACCACTCGAAGTAGCGGACAATGCTCTCGGTGAGCTTCTGCACCATCTGACGGCGACGCACATTGCCTTGCGGTGCAATGGCAAAGGTGTGATAGCGCATCAAGAACTGCACTGCCAAGGCGCAGATGTAGATGGCTTGGTTGCGGTCGGTGTCGTCTATTTCTTCCGGCTTGTCGCTGAAGTTCTTCATCAACGCCGACATCAGACGTGCTGCCTTGCGCTTCTGCGGATTGGCTCTGGCAAAACGATTTGAGAAGCTGACGAGAGGGAAACGTCCAACTGTTGAGTCGTCATCGTCCGACAAAGGATAGTTGCAGGTGATGACGTGTTTAGGGGCATCTTTTAGTGGGACAAGTTCCTGATCTACGCTTTTCTTTTCTACCGTCAGTCCTGTAGTAACCATATTGTAGAAGTACTTCATTGGAAATCCTTTTTGCTTATCCTCCCAGTGTAGAACCCTATACTTGAACGGTTCACTGAGTAGATTGCCCAACACAAACCTCGCATCGGTAATATGCTCCATGCGCTTCATATCAATGTCGAGCACGTTCACGGCACTGCCAACTACCAATTTCACGATGATAGACTTGCCCGAACCTCCAGTAGCCTGTTTTTCGTCGGGAATGTCATCTTCAAGAAAGTACGGACAGACTGGCATCATGTCCTTGTTGGAACGGTAACACAAACGGCCAATACCTGAAATCATATTGACGAAATGAGCACCGATAACGGCTTTTTCCAATTCCGTCAATTCTTCCTTATTGCGCTGCGCTTCTTGCTCTCGCTCCCAAAGAACGTTGGAGCAACCACGCACGATACGCAAGATAGGCCAAAGGTCTTTTTCTTGTTTTCCCTGCCAGTTGACATCCCAATGGTAGGTTTGCGCCCACTCATCGAGGTTGGCCTTCATCTGACCTATCTCGGTGGTAGTGAACACTGGTGACCCGTCCTCATTCTGCATTTTCTCCTTCTTGTCGATCGCTTCCAATCGGTCGCGGTATTCCTGACGCTCGGTGATGGTGAACGGAGTCTTAAACACCCGCATCGTGAAGTCATACGATTTTTTGGCAAGCGAGGGGATAAAGAAGTTGATGTCGTCATACGACACCGTGCGAATGCTGTCGGGCGTTATCTTCAGTGCCACATTATTGAAGTAGAAGTACTCCGTCTTTGCATCGAAGGCATCGGCAAAGTTAATCACCATACTCTGCAAACCTCCGGCAGACTTCTCCGTGAAGGTCTTATCCACCATATTGGCACAGTCGGACATCAAGCGTCGCTCGTTGTCGCTATGCCGCCATGCCTGTTTTGTGTATTTTAACAGTAATGTCTTTGCTGCCTGGATGATGCTCTTTACGTCAATATACTCCACAAAGCATTTGTTCAGGTGGATATATTGTCCTACGAGGTCAGTGCTCTCGGGATCTATCATGCGGTAATATCCGCGTGCCGTCATAAAGAGCCACAATCGCGTTGGCGACACCTTGCAGGTAGGTGGCTTTGGCTTGCCGCTTCTTGGGTCACGAGGCCATTCTATATCAAATGGCTCTGTGTTGCTTGCTCCACGCAAGCTGGAGTAAAGCGGCAGACGAACATCATGGTCAAACTGGAAGTTCTCTTCCGCATTCATAGTATATGCCAGCAGATAGTCGCGCACACTTCGGGGAGAGCTGCCGTATAGCCATTGCCAGCGTCGGCAATAACGTGAGCGAAAACCTTCGGGCAGCATTGCATAATACAATGAGCTGAACTTGGTACATATAGCTCCGCAGTCGCGCTGTGAGACAATGTCATTGGGGTATAGGATGATAACATGCTCGGCAAAGCGGTTCATCTTCTGATATTGTACGCCGCTAAAATCAAGATTCTCCCGTTTCCACTCGCCACGCTCTATGTACCAGAAGTTTCTCCGTCCAATGGAGAACGCCACGTGATACCAACAGAAGTCTTGGAAATGCTGGTCTTCCGCCTTGTCAAGGCGCAAGGAACGCATGGCATAATACACGCTCAATGCGTCTTCGGGAGTACGACAAAAGACGATGTTGCGAGCCTTTATCTCGGCGGTAGGAATTTTTACGTCCACCTTCTTGAACGTACCTTTCAATACTCCATCCTTAGTCTCGTTCTCCTCCCATACCTCCTTGGTCTCGGTATATTTTTCTTCGGGGGCGTACTTGGCGATGGCAGCATGAACGGCAGTATTGTCGCTCTTGCGCTGATCCATTGCATAGACGAACACGTTGTCGCCCATGAGCCACTTGCTCACCTTCCTCACGCCATGCTCCTCGGCGGTAGAAAACACTATCGGTTCACTGCCAGCCATTGCCGGACGGAAGAAACATCCGTATGAGCTTTGCGGACCAATCTCCTGCGAGGCAAAGCATACGAACAAGGGATTCCAAGGCGTACCGTGAATAATCTCGCTAACGTGCTGACCGTCGCGTATCACGTCGGGCAGCGTTACGCTCAGAAGGGAATAGATACGGAAGTCCTTGTTGAGCATGTCGGGCGTGAACGTGCTGCCAAAGCCGAAGCGAGGCAATCCTTTGTCGAGCGTCACCTCACACCCAAGGGCCGCAAGCTCCTGCGGAGAGAAGTCGGTCTTCGGCATGAAAGAGAAAGTCTCGATGGTCTGCTGTGCCTGGGTACGGTAGTCCAACTTGGCAAACACTTCGGGGAAGGCACGGCGCACCTCGTCGGTATCGCCATACACATCCCTTACAAGTCTTTGGCAGATGCGCTGAAGACTATATCCGTGCATCGGGAGATCCATCTTCGCTGCATACAATTCAACAGCTCCGTAGCCGGTCTTGCCAGTCCGGGTGCATTTCCATCTTACGGCACCATGCTCAGACAGCCGATTGCCGTCAACGCCATTGCCGTCATACAGTCCACCTCGTTCATTCTCGTAGATAATGAAATGAGGCGTCTGCTTGACATCGGCATCTGCGTCCTGCCCATTCTTGCAGATAGGACAGAAGCACGCGGTCTGACCCTCGATGCGCTGCTCGTTGGCAGGCTTCACGAGAAGGTGCAGGTCGATGTTGGCAAGGCGGTTTAATATCGGGTGAAAGAACATGATTGCCGTTATTGTTTAAAAAGGACAGCCAGCGATGCGCCAAACTTTTCAGCGTTACCAGTTTCCGAGGCTCTAACGTCCACACTGGAAGGCTTACTTATAGGAGGACGTTGCCGTTACCTCCATCGCCATGCTGTCCTTTGTATTTTTATTTTACATTTGTTTATTCACTATAAGTTCAGAAACGTCTCGGTACGGTAGTGACGGATAGTGCAGTTGGCTGTTCTTCGCATACAACTTATCATCATAAGCACGAACTCCGTGAACGACACGATATTCTCGTTGAGACCTATTATCTCTACCGCCACGCGCCAATAACATTTGCCGTTTCTCACGCGGCAAGAATGTTCGTTCTTCACTAATATGTTTCCTATATTGCCCCGCATCATTGTGAACATCTTTTGACACACATCCTTCACTAAGACGAAGGGGGCGTGAAAGAGCAGTACACGAAGGTTGCAGTCGTCATCACGCAAGGCTTCGGTATAGGCAATGCGGTGGAAATTCTTACGATGTATAGACTGTCCCATCATTCGTCAGTGTACTTCAACCGTTTCAAAAGTTTCATCATCCGCCACGTCGAATAGATACTACGCTTGCAGTCGAATACCGGGTCGTGCTCCGCACCTTGCTCCACCTTCTTATAATCATCCACAAGGTCATACGCCTTGCTCGGATGATAGAACACTCCACGGGCATTACAGATCAAACGAGCTGCTTCGTAGATAAACGTGCGATGGTCGCGGAAGTTGGCGTGATGTACTGGGACTTCGATGTTTAGCTTATAGCGGATGTTGCGCAATATAGCAATGTCAAAATCCGAACCTTGCGCCCAAAGGCACAACTCTTCATCACACTGCTCCTGCTTAAAGTCCTCCATCCACTCGAAAAGATCTTTTATAGCTACTTCTATGGGACGGCAGGGCAGCTCATAACTATCAACACTTAACAACGCAGCTTTGGCTTCGTCACTCTTTGTACCCCACCATTCGGCTGTCTTGCCATCGAAGGTGAAATTATTGACAAACATACTGCGAAGGTCGATGTGACACGAGAATACACTTGAGGTATCAAGCGCATCAGAGCTTAACTTGTAAAATGGAGATTTTTCGGCATCTCGCATCCACGCCACGGCGCCGATTGACATCACCGCTGCCGTAGGGCACAACGAGCAAGTTTCAAAATCAAGCGTAATATCAAGCATAAATAGTATATTATAGTTATTCGTTAGTTGTATAAGAAGCAAGAATGCTTCGGATGCCCTCCTGCTCCCACGGTTTCCAGTTCTCCACAGTGAAACGCTTAATCACTGTTGCTGCACTCATTCCTCGCTCATTCATGTAAGCGATGAACTTGTTGCACATGCCAGCGTTCGCGCGCTTTAAGCAAGAATAGAATAACCCCGGCTCGTCGCTCTGCGCCAAGGTATATAAATATCCTTTATCACCGTTCACCATCTGCGAATCATCTTCGCCTACATAGTCTAACAATAGCTGTGATACATCAGGCAATAGTAAGAATTGGCGCTTACACTCGTTAATGCCTTCTATCTCCCATTTTGAAAAACCTTTCTGAAAGAATCGAAGGTAAAAAGTAGCAAGCGTAAAACCTTTTTTTGCCAAAACGACGTACAGGGCTTTTTTGTCTTCGACGGACAAATCATCAACCTGCAAAGGTGTGTATGAATTAGCGATTTTTTCAACGATGTCCTTGGTCATTTAATTCTTATTACTTAATTTTGATGCAAATATAATTCTTAAAATTGAAACAAACAATACTTAGTGTTGGTTAATTCAATTCTTTTGTATTTTTTAATATTTAGAGTTTTTTCATTAACACTTATCATTATGAAGTACCAATACAACTTTTCATTCCTCAACGAATGGCTAAACGCAAATCCGGAAATACCCAAAGGCGAGATACTACAAGCTCTCGGTGCAAAGTCTAACAATCGGTTCAAAGCATGGGCAAGAGGAGAAGGCCCGATGCCTGTCATAAGTATGCTCAGACTCTGCAACGCATTTCAGATTCCTCTGTCAGCGTTCTTCCGCAATGCAGATGCCGGCACGGACGCTGCTGTTGTTCCAGGAATGCCTACTCCGGACGACATATTAGAGCCAACGCAAGGCTATGCAAGCAACACAGACGACAGACAGCACGGAGAACGCTCTATGCTGAATCCTCTTGATGTACGAATAATTCCGTCCGTAGTGCCTGGTGTCGTAACGAAGCAAAACGACACTGCGAATAAGCAAGAGGCACCGGCGCTAACTGCTAACAAAGTTGGCGCTGCAAAAGAAGGCACAAGCCAGCCTACAGCAGACAGCGTCAGTGAAGCCAGTCTTGCGGCTATAATAGAGCTGGAGAATAAACACTTGGAGCAACAGCGTCGCCTACTCGACATCATTGCTGAACAGCAAAAGCAGATAGCGAACCTTACGAGTATACTCAACGACGCAAGGCGCTACAAGAATACGAGTACGAACGACGGATATATGGTTGCCGAACATCCGACACATGACTAAGGTAGAAAACAAAAGCGTTACCTATCCTCACGGACGGGTAACGCACAAAACTAACTTAAACCTAAAAAACTAACTTAAAGTTATTAACCACTTATTAACTATTAAACTACTTACTGCTTATTTCTGTTCATTTATAGCCGTCATTCTACGACGATAAAACTCCTTCTCTTCTATCTGCGTAAGCGTCATATCTGCACTCACATACGGCACGTCGGCATACCAGAAGCCTTGATGGAGAAAAACAACGGGCGTGCTATCACCAAAGGTCATCGGCAGGGGGAGGTTGTTTTTTGTGCGCTTCGGTTGCAGACTGAAGATACTGATCAGTTCGGCTTCACTTACAACGGGTAGCGCATTCATCTCTTTTTCTAAGTCGGTTCCAGCCATCGGGAAAAAGAATACGCGACCATCGGGCGACATTTCCTTGTCCCAACCGTCTCGTTCGGAGGAGTCGGCAAATTCCACTGCGCCTACTCCACCCGCCATGCCGTCAGGCGACTCGTAATAGTGTTCTGCGCCATGCTTTTTTGCCCATTCAAGAGCCTGTTGTTCGGCGTCCCGACATCGGTTCATGTAATTCTGAATTTCGCGGCCAACATCTGAGGTTGCCGACACCTTGTAGAAATAATGCGGTTTCTTCATCTCTATATTTTTTAATTATTAATTATTCGTTGTTAATTGACGGCGCTCATCGCAGCGCAGCATAGATGACGGGCTCGCCACACTCGTCATCCTTCATCTTAAAGCCTCTCTCCGACAACTCCTGCAGATAGATAGCCAGCGGATCGCCCAGCGGACAAACTACGGCCTTAAAGTACGTGCGCAGCTGATAGTCGGTAAACACATCGCAGTCTTCGCGCCAATGGCTCAGCGGTTTGTATTTGTCGCAGAACGCCTGAATCTTAGCAGGAATAACAAAGTCCTGAAGCGTTACTTCCGGCTGCGTGGTGACTTCTATTAGGTCTTGTTTCTTTCTGCCCATACCTTCTATCGTTTATTGTCAAGCCATTTACAAATTCCAACAGCAGCTATCCAGGATAAAAAGAGTGTGATTAGATTAGAAGTCGATGTTGACTTTATATCATTCGTATTCTTTTCCTTCACCACATTCGTGCTGTCCTTCTTCGCCCAATGGGTGCCAACGTTCAGCTTATTACTCAACACAAGACTGTCGATTGTGTGCTGCATCCGTGATATAGTCGCCTCAAGATGCTTTAAGTGTTGCTCATACGAACTGCTGCGCTCATAGTCGCCCTTGCGGTGTATCGTGCGATTGGTGGTGGTGATCTTGTTACCTTGGGCATCCGTGCTCTCAGTCACTCGTTCTTGAATGGTCTCTTCTCCCCTACCCTTCTCGCTCATAGAGCCGGACGCATAACTCTCGTCCGTGGCGAAACGTACCGTGCTGTCCGTCTCTACCTCCGATTTTGTCATACTATCCGTGACAGCAACCACCGAGCTATCTCGTCGCTCTTCGTGGCTGCCGGTCATCGTCTTACGCGAAGCCGCACAGCCAAAAAACGTGATTACGGTCATAAGCCATAACATGATGTTTCTGATTCTTCCCATATATATGTTCTGTTGGTTTCTACCTACAAAATTAGAAAAAGTCGCAGACATCACCAGGACATACTAAAAACACCGCCTACCCCATGGAAAGGGTAAGCGGTGTAAAACTATTTATTAATTTTATTATAATCCAAACAAACCTTTTTATGTTTGTCGCCTTTAAAACAATGACCAAGTAATTGGCTAAATTTATTTTTTAGTACATTATTACCCAGCAAATTCTCCATGTCTGCCACCTGTTTCTGAGTCGCAATAATCCGGACAGTCTTGCCGTCATATTTATCAAGCGTCATTTTTTTCAACAAGTCCGACATCTCACTACCCAGCCACTCGCCTGTTTCGCCGTCAAGCATGGTCAAAAGTTTCTGCCACCCCTTTTCGCCTGGCTTCGGCTTCAACTCCTCGACATCAGCAAAGAGATTGAGCTGTTGTCTTTTTTGTACTGCTTGTTGCATTTGCCCGATGGTGTCATAGATTGTAAACTCTATATATGCAGGATTACCAACTTTGCGCTTGCCGTTATAGATAGGTTCATACGACACACAAACATCAAGCAATCCGTCTTTTCGCAAGCGATTGATGTCGTTGATGCTTGTCTCAATGACATTCTTCTTAAACTGAGAGAACTTAGGATAAGCCTCTTTCTGCTCTTTTCCATCTTTTAATGGTCGTCCAGACCTTTCGTCTGTGCCTTCGGTAATCTTGCCCAGCATACCCAAATATGTCTTTATTTCTAATACCGTCAAGCGTACACTCCGATGCTTCCAGTGCTCTGATTTCTTATGCAGATAATAATACATCATGGGCATACGTTCAATCTGTCCTATTCGTGCTATATCAGCAGGATGGCGCACATACCCCTGACTCATGTCAAACACATAGTCCACGACCTCGGGATTCAGCCTGAAAGACACGCCTGTACCACCTTCAAAAGAAATATTGGCGTGTGTGAAGATATTAAAAGCCTTTACGGAAGCCTTGCCGTCGCTGTCCTCACTGGGAGCATCAACGGTTAGGTTTAGAACTTCCTGGACGGCTGCACGCGCTACATTATAGTTGGCTATATCCACACCTAACTCAGCATACGACATAACAAACTCCGGCATACCGTTGTTCTTTTCTGCTTCAGAAAAAAGAGGACGCGGCACCTTCGTGTCATTTCGTAAGTTACTTCCAAAGAAATGACGCACATAACCCTGTAGGTGTTCGCTGACCTTAGTCAATACCGTTTGCTGAAGCAATGACAGGTTCTTGGAGAACTTTGTGTAAGCAAAAGGGGTACTGATATATTGTTGCGGTAGATGTTTTTCTCTTTCCATAATAGATGCTTTTACGTGATTTTGGTAAAGAAGTCATAATGTTTTTTACCTCAACCGCCCTTTTTAGGGGTATTTGGTCATAATGTTTTTTACCTCGCAATCTTTCTAATTGCTTAATATATAGGAGTATAAGTGCATTTTTTGTCTTCCCTAAATAAAACAAACAAAGTATTTTATTATGTTTATTTTAAATAATAGGTAAAAAACATTATGACCTTTTCACCTCCTAATCCCTTTTAAGGTAAAAAACATTATGACCTTTTCACCAAGGTAAAAAACTTTAGTAGGATTTTACCTTACACATTACAAGTCCTCGTTATTTATAGTGTCATTTTTTTGAAAATTGTCTATGTCAGTATACATGAGCCATATAGAACAGCCATACCCTGAATCGGACACGTTCAATGTTTGGAGAATAACGCCAATTCTTTTTGTTCCTGTTTTATCGGGAATATCAAATGCCACTCCGTTTGCGTCACCATCTGAATCTCTATTTGCTCTGTATTTCGCATTAGGGTATTTCTGCTGCAACTGCTCAGTTAAGTTTACAAAGGGAGTATGAGCAGTCTCGACTGTAGAATATTGTAATTCGACAGCAGCACCATACACTATTTTACTTTTGTTATTATAGAACACCACAATCTCAGCATCCTCCCCTACAAACGTACCGTTAAATACCCTGTTACCTGGTCCGGCTGTCTTCGACTTCGCTGCATCGTATGTAACGCCCTTAGCCTTCAGCTTCAAGGCGAAGTTGTCCACCGTTCCGTCTAACGGTATGCCCATAAACTTCAAATGCTGCTGTGCGCTTGCTACCATACACAGGCAGAGCGCAAAAAAAACTGATATAATCTTCTTCATAAGAAATTAGTCTATTACATTTTGTTTCTGTCCAGGAACTCAATCACAGCCTGTAGCGCCAAATCCTTGATAGGCACGCCAGTGCGCATTTTCATCAAGGCGATACGCTCGTAATACTCCATCGGCACGTATATGGTGATGCCATTCTCGGTCTTCTTGCCCTTCGGCTTACGCATGTTCACAGCAATATCGTTGCTGAATGATGTGGTTGCCGGTTGATCTGCTACAGGGGTTGTAGTTGTCGATGTCTCAGTCTCAGACGTTGTTGTAGAAACAGTCGGCTTTTCAGTCGCCGGAACTTCTGCGGACGAAGCAGTGGCAGCACTTACTGCCGCTTCTCCACTCCCCTTGTTCTCCCTGTTCTCCTTACGCTGCTTACTGCCGGATTCCAATATGCGCTCGTTCTCCTCGATAGCGTCAGACTCCTCAAGGCTGAAGCGTCTTGTCTTCTTCGTCATTTCTCTTGCCATACCCTATAATATTAAAAAGTGAAACTGTTGATTATCTCCTTGGTAAAACGCTCATAGTCCTGCCCTACCCTGCAATACGGTGCATAAGCAAAGATGTCTTCTCGCATAGCCTGCGCTTCGACCATCTTCGTGTCGCGGCGCGTATAAGCGTCAAACATATAGTCCTGATACTTTTCGCCAAGGTATTCCTTGAACTCCTTTGTGGCGTTGGTCTGGTCGTTGCTCATTACCATCAGCAAGCCACGAATGTCAAGGTCGGGATTAAGATCCTCACGTGTTTCCTTGATGGCGTTGATGATTTCGGCAATACCTTTTGTTGCCAACACTTCGAGTTGAACGGGCAGCACTACACTCGTAGCAGCTGTGAGAGCATTATATGTAAGCAGCGACATAGCCGGAGGACAATCTATAAGCACGTAGTCGAAAGCATCCGTGACGGTGTTCACGCCTTCGTCTGCCAGCTCGGTGCCTGCCAGCTCGTTCAGTGGCTTGGCGAGCAATTTACAAAGAGCTTTGCGAGGCAAAGCACGCTGATTAAGGAACGGTTCAATGGATATGAGCTGCGCAGCAGCTGGCGCGAGGTAAATACCCTCACGTACCTGATAAATGGGCAAATTGCTTTGCTGTACCAATGCGTCGTAAACGGTAGGCTTGCCTACGTTCTGAATCTCGCTCCATCCGAAGAGGAACGAGGCACACGCCTGCGGGTCAAGGTCGATAATGAGCACACGCGGCAAACGTTTGCGTCCATCGGCACCCACTCCGAATTTTCCTTTACCAAAACGGCGCAAGCCAGTCGCTAAACTCTGCACCGTTGTTGTTTTTCCTACGCCGCCTTTGTGATTTACAAAGGCAAGCACTTCTCTAAGTCTTTCCATCTTCTGTAAAGTTAAAAATTGATGATACTATCCAAGTATACAGAACACGTATAATCTGTAATACGTTGCAAATTTAAGAATTATAATTGAAACAAACAAATATCCATGCACATTTATTTGTTTGTTTATTGATTTGTTTGTTGATTTCTTTCTTGATGTATGTATTTATATATATATTGATTCATTTGTTTATTCATTGCTTTATGTGTTGCTTTATGTCTTGATTGATTTATGTATGCGTTTATGAATTTATGCGTTTGTGTATTTATGTGTGGATGTGTTTGTGTGTTTATGAGAAACCATAAATGTGGATTTGTGGTTTTATGTGTTTGTGGTTTTATGTTTTTGTGTAATTGTGTAAAATCACTCTCTTCGTTATCAGTCCCATTCGTCATTTACAGTTATGTCCACACGCCAATCATCAAAAGAAACGGATGAACCCGACCTTTCTTTAACATCGGATTCAACCGTTTCAACGGATTTTACCCTACAAGCGACCTTACCAGGTTTTCGCCCTTCTCCGTCAGCTCGTACACGTCCTCGCCGAACATACTCTGATAGTCCTTCTCAAGATACCCTGCTTCCACGAGTTCCTCCAGTTCAGGACAAGCTGGCTTTTCGTCTACACGTCGATAACCCGCAAAACCTTTCTTCTGAATATGCTTCAATGTTGCAATCTGACTCTTTGAAAATTTATCTGCCATAATTCTATAAAGTTTAATTTGTTAATAATAAAATTCAAAATTGAATAATTCAAAATCGGCAAAGCCGACAATTCAACATTCAACATGCAAAATTCAACACTCACTCTCGCATTCCGCCGATCATCGGCATTAAGAACACCGCAGCACCCGCAAACGCCAACATCACCATTCCCGTTGACACAGCCATCAGCACTGCCAGTACACTCGCCAATACCGTCTTCACGCTTAGGTTCTTGTATTCCCTTGCCGTGTTGTCTTCACGTTCTTCTCGCAGCGTCGGCTCACCTACCTGCGGATAGTTACGCTTGCGCTTCGGCTTCGGCTGGAGTGTAGGTTCCGGCTCTGCTTCCGGCTCCTGGCTCTGAATGATCTTCGGCTCTATAACATGAGTTTCCTGGCTCTGAATAATCTCCGGTTCTATAACATGAGTTCCTTCTTCAGCAATAGAAACTTCCATGTTCGATTCTTCAATGATAAGGTTCTCATCAATAGCCGGTTCGTCTTCAATCTTTCTATCCACACACACGATAACATCACCATGCAAACTGACCTCAATCTTACAGCCAGGCGTCAAGCACTTCTGGAGGAACGTGCGCTCGCTCCCGCAGTTGGCATGAGCGAAACGGTGCCCGTTCATCTCCACCTCGTCAAAGTCAGCTACGTATGTTATCTTGCCGGTCTTTTCGCCTACCGTGGTATGATGACCGCGATATGTGGTGACAGCCTTAAATACCGGACGGAACTTAAACGCGCAGTTATACTTGGCGTCGTGGTCGGTCTGTCCTATGCGATCGTAATAGTCGTAGTTGTCGAACTTGAATACAAGTCCGTCGGTAGGGTAGGGCAGGGCGTCACGTTTCACTTCGGCAGTACACACGATGTTCTCGATGTCCTGCTCCAGCTCGGCATCCGGCTTTTCAAGTTTAAGAGCTGACACAAATCCCGAAGTCTTAAAGCCGTTACGTTCCAAGGCTTGCATCGCCGACATGTGTCTTGTCACGCCGTCCATAATAAGACGGAAGGGATGAAACTCCAGATGGATGCACTCCGACGGCACAGCCTCTTTCTTCGACATAATGCCATTGCTTGTAGATCTTGGCGACTTACCTGCCTTGCTATAACGAGCGAACTCTTCAAGCGAGATAATCACCTCGCCTCTCAGCTCCACACGGTCCTCATCCTTCCATTGCTCCACATATCCCTCAACGCCATTCACATACTTCATGTGATCCAGGCAGTCGATACCGAACAGCTCTTTGCCATGTCCGTAAGTGGCCTCCGAGAGTCTCCCGCGACGATAAACAAGGCTCACCGTCTCGCCATCGAATTTCCACTCTACATCCACCTCCGTGCCCTTGCCGTTGATGTTGGCAGCTTTCTGTTGTGCTCTCAGGTATTTCACCACCGATTTGGCATCATGCAGCTTCTTCATCGACAGACAAGCCGTACGACGTGCCACGGTACGCTTGCCGTTGCCATTCTCACTGTAACACTGCTGAGTAGGTGAGTCGGGCAATATCTCGTCCGCGTGCTGCTCTTCGTACTCCTGCAAAGCAAAGTACATAGCATCATATTCCTCGTCGCTGATGGTCGGACAGTTCAGCCCGAAATATCTATAGTCGTGCATCTTCACTACGTCTACCAACGCACGATAATCGTCAAAATTCTTAATCTTAGTCATATTCTATAAAGTATTTAAAATGTTTTTCGTGTGTTGTTACTCCTCGTCCTCGTCCGGGATAGAGTATTCGTTGTCGTGCCAGAAGTGAGAGTATTGCACCATGTCGATTGCAGTAATCAGGTTGTCGCCAGGGTAAAGCTCTTGATCGAGTTCCATGTATAGACACATTTTTCGTCCCGATTTGAAATTGACTTGTACGCACTCGTTCTCATCTTCATCATCTTTACTTGACCATGACTCGTAGCTCTCGACCTCTCGCGCGTCAAACGTCACGTTCTTTCTGTCGTTGTTGCCTTCAAGGTCGAACATCTCTGCATTAATAAACGGATAAACTTTCTTTGTTGCCATAATATTTCGTTTTTTATTGTTGTTATTATTTATTTTCACTTCTCTACTTGTGCCAATACTCCTACGACTCGTGCTTTGTCGTCGATATACCGATTAACCAAACAATAGTCTCCTGCCTTCACCCGCTTGTAAGGAATACGCTTATAATCCCCGAAGTTTCCCGACGGTCTGTAATAACGTCGCTTGCTTTCGTCTTCAGGGCATTCTGACGATGAACTGATAGCAAGGGAGCCAATGTTATTGCTGAAAACACCATCTTTCCACGTTCCCTCCTTATAAACATGGTAAGTCTCAGGCTCTTTTACCTCCGACAATATCATGTCGCGGGCCTTCAATCCTAAATCAGCATAAGGCTCGGTAAGGTCTACCTCAAAATCGAAGCAAGTGGCAGCGCGAAGAATGCACATCGCATAATCTGTCACGGCACCTTTACCTCCGCTCGTAGCGCGCACACAGCGCATGGTGTCCGTGAGATATTTTCCCCCACCGTGCGCCATTATCCACTCGTGCACATCGTCAGTCACTACATATTGTCGTCTCTTGCCACCGATGGCAGGTCTACCTGCCGATCTCGTCGTTTTACTGTTTTCTGCCATAGTCTATAACATTATAAGTCATTTTTCTCTATCTGCTCCAGTTTCATATACACAAGCGTGTTCTTGTCGTAATACTGACGTGGCGCAGACGATGAATAATATGTGTTCTGGCTCTTCTTGACGCAGAGAGCAGCGTCCACAATGCGCTTGCCGAAGCCTTTAAGGGCGTGAGTCTTGCCGATGATAACAATGCCCGACTGATACGCTTCGCGCACCTTCACGGCAAAACGATGTAAAGAGGCTTTACTATTTCTTTCCTCCTTCGTCACCTTTGCCAACACCTTCAGATGGTCGGTCGTTCGTGCTTTCGTGCGCAGCTCAACAACGCCCTTCTTCTTATAGTTGATGCAAACGGCATACTCGCCAGACTTCAGTTGTTCCAGACGCTCCTCTAAGAGGTCATACCGCTGCAACACCTCAATAGGCTTGATACATACGCTGTCCTTTGTGCCGGCAAGCGCAGCCCTAATCTCCTGAGCCTTCTGTAAAGCCTTCGCTTTAGCTTCTGCTTCCGCTTTCAGTCGAAGCTCCTCACGTTCTCGCTGTGCCGTCTCCTCTGCTATCTCACGATCTACGGCAGCGCGTATCTCTGCAACATCGTTACCCATGTCCCTGCAAGCTGCCCAAAGACCACCACCAAACATGTTATAACTGTTTATCAGGCACTTTTCATTGTCATACTTCCTGCCATCCATCCGAGTGACGCGCAGCCTCCCCGTCAGCTCGTCTCGATATACAAGCATATAGGTGGAGTGCAAGTTCTTCGACTTCCACACTCTAATCTGTTCTGCCATAACAAAATTTATTTAAACCACAAGTTTTAATTGCTCCTTCTTCATAATTCCTAAATTTTTGTTAATAATACGGTAGGGCTGAATGATTTTTATTTCTCTGATTCTACCCAATCGCCATAATTAGGCAACTTTTCTATAACGAGACCTTTCAGATCCTTCACACCGTACTCCTTGCACATCCATTCTTCCAGGTCGTCCCAAAATCCCCAGTCTCTTGTCGCGCCCGTCTGCACATTACGCAGACGGAGCGTAACAAACAGATAGTCGTGTATTACATCTATTATTTCGTACATGATATTCTTAGCTATATTAATTGCAATAAAACTGTTCGGTTTCATAAACGGTATTCTTGAACTCCGCAACGTCGCCGTCCTCGTCAAGAATGATGTAGTTGTCACCTTCGTACACCTCGTAACGGAAATTGTTGCTGCGACCCTCGTAACAGTTGTCGCCTGCGCAAACCTCGTCGTAGCCCTTTGTGTTCTCTGTACAATAGGCTTTAGCTTCGTCCAATGTAGCGAACTCCGCAACCTTATTGCACTCAACGTTGTTATTGTAATATACGCTGTACTTCATGGCAGAAGCGACTACTTTTTCGCCATTCTTATATACTAACGAGCCTTCGCAAGCGCGTTCCATTTCGGTGTCATCATAAAGTTCTATTTCAGGGAACGCTACGAAATGTTCAGCAGCGAAGGCTATTGCCTCGTCGAGATTTCCAGCTTTAAAGCTGTACTCTACTCCGTTCATTGTCTTAGTATTGTATTTCGCTGTGTATTCTCTCATATCAACTCGCTTGACCGTGTTGCGATAGGGCTTAATATTCGATTTATAACGCCTATAATCTCGTACATAATTTATAATATTCTTGGCAAACCGGCAAATACGGCGGCATCCTGCCAGTCAACGGTACACCAGTTGTATTCGGCTATCTCGTCGGCGGTCTCTGGACGCGAAGGCTCCTGCCAATCACGCATAACGAACAAATCTCCGCTCTCGTAGCCTACAGCCGCCGACTTGCAAGAGTCGTTCTCAAACAGATACAAATGCGCTGTATTGTCAATTTTGATGTCATCGGTAACAACGAAATCTACGTCCTTACCGCTCATATTCTTCTCTGCCTGCTTAATCAAAGCTAATACTTCATTTCTTGTCATGTTGTTCCGCTTCACCGTGTTGCGGTAGGGCTGGAAGAGTTATAACTTGTGTTCGCCAGTCTCGTAGGGTATTACTATCTCCTGCTCGTCGCCGTTATCGAAGATGTGGGTGTGGTGAAGGCGATATTCTTTATCAACATAGAACTCGCCATCAACCTCGAAGTTCTTGCCGTCGGCTACATACTGAAGATTATCGCTGCCGTTGCCGTGCTTAGTGAGCACAATGTCCTCGATACGGTGTTCTATCGGCGTTGTGTAGTGTTCGCGGAGATAAGCCTTCAGCTCGTCAATCTGAGCCTCTGTCGGTTCGCCAGTCTCGTCGAGTTCCTCGTCGTCAAAGAACTCGTAATAGCCAGTGCAGTTCTCTGCGTCGTTGATGATGTAGTCTGCTACTGTCATGTAGTTCTCGCGGATCTCCTGCTCGTTGTCGTGAGCAATCGCTTCGATGTAAGTGTCTATTGATTTACGCATATAGTTTAAAGTTTAAATTAGTTGCTTTCTTTATCTGTTGCAAAGGTAGCAATAATATTTATAATTACCAAATAAATGACGCATAAATTATATATTAATGCGTATTTTATTATTTTTCGGTCGCCCATCCAGGAGCTCGAACCTGGTGCCACGCCTTGCCGTGGTGGGCGTTGTGGCTGCTGCTATCCTCACGAACCGCGGCAGCAGGAAACAAAATACTTTTTTGATTATGATTATGCGTTCCCGCCGAAGGGGTCGAACCTTCGCAAAAGGCCGTGCCGGGCGCGGGATGGGGTAGAGTGTTACTTATGCACCGTAATGCTCTCTATCGCCTCACAGTCGATATATACGTCAGTTGAGCCTTTTAACACCGAGATAACCTCCGTATCGCTGTTGTAGCCGATGATTTCCTCCGACTCAAGATTGAAACAAAAATTACAGCAGGAGCCGCTTTTAAGGTCGATTTCTCCGTACTGCTTCTTCTCCTGCGCAGCGGTCAATATTGTTTTTACTGTCTTGAATTTCATAATTTTCTGTCATTTTTTAAGGGTATTATAATATACTATTCATCAATAATCTCAATCCGTGACAATTCGTTATCTACATGAAGCTCGTACCCCTTATAATTGATGCTATAGCCTATGCAACCATAACTACAAAACAGAGGTTCACAAATCATACTGGAGCCATACCAGGTGAATCCCCATGGATCTCTATTATATCCATTAAGCCAAATTTCGCAATCGCCAAAACGTTTCACAATAGCATTAATCAAACGCTTCAATTCGTTAGGTATATCTTTCGGTATTCTCATAATCTTCTGTCGTTTTTTAAGGGTTCTATAATATTGGGTTTAATATAATATCTCGTTGTCCGCTGTAAGGATGATCTCTCGCGGATAAGAGTCGGGGCGTACCTCACAACGTTCTGCAAACTTCCAGAGGTCGCCGGACTGTCGCTCATAGACCAACACACCCGCCGACTTTCTGAATGTGCGTGCCACGGTTGCCATGCCGCATTTCGTGGCCGTCATTTCCTGTGGAGTGCTCCACCATTTAGCTATAATCTTTAAGATCTTACCACCGACACAAAGCAGGTAGGCGTATTCTTTTCTATTGTCCATAACTCCAAACAATTCTATAAAGTATTAAAATGTCAATTCTTCGTTATTACTGAATTTCCACCAACTCGATTGATCCGTAAATCAATTTACTCGACAAAAGAGAATAAAAGGTGTTGCAATCTGTTTTTGCATCTTCACGCAAACTTTCTATTTGTTGCGCTATATCCATATACTTGTCTTCATACGAAAAATAGTATTTTTCAATGCCTGCAATAATAGCATTAACAAGGCGACGAGTTCCGGCCTTGGAAGATGCCCAGATGCCGTAAAGATGGAATGAACTCCACGATTTCCGTTCGTCGCAAGTGTTTAATATATATACTCGTTTCATAATTCCTCAATATTTTATAGGGTCTATAATATAGGGTTTGTTAATAGTTTGCAAGCTCGCCCGCGCCGTTGATACGCTCCGTGAGCTTCGCGCCTGGGCGAAAGTGCACAAGCGTTTCAAATGCTGCCTGATAGGTGGCGAACTTCTGAGGAAAGGAGCAGCCACCGCCGTTCTCGTCGCTCACGTTGACGAACACCATGAAGCCAGAAGGCACGCGCTGAATTTCGTGGCGATAGTTGCCCGATGCTGTGGACTGAATAAATACCCATGTAGGGAGGGTGTTTGTTATAACTGGATTGTGATTTGCCATAATTTTCTAATGTTCTAAGAGTTCTATAATATAGGGTTTCTTTCTGGGGCGTGTGCGGAATCCTCAATATTTCGCACACGCTATAATATAGGAGTTTATGCCGCAGGTTCGGCAGACATCCGCACACCTGGGCGGAAACGTGCGAGAGTTGCCGCGGCCTTCTCATAGGTGTTGAAACTCACGGGGAACGCTGCCCCATCTGGGTACAACTCACACACATTCAAAACAATGCTATAAACCCCGCCAAGCTCTCGAATTTCATGTAATTCGTAGTCAATGCCGTTTCGTGTTCTTCGCGAGAACTGCCAGACCTTGCCGCACTCCTCGGTTTGCTCGTCCTCGCCGAAGCCGTACAACGTGCGGAACTCGTCAGCCGTGAGCACTACGGCGGCACGCTGTCGGGCGCGTTGGTCTGCCTTATAGTCGGCACATTGCACGAGGTCGGCAACGTCCACGCCACACGCAAAGAGGGCAGAAAGTCGCGCATTTACGGCGGCTATGTGCTCCCCTGCTTGCGCCAGTCGGTCGAAGTCAGCAGCAGCACCGCGCAACAGCTCCAGGCGGTCGGCAGCCACCACGGCCGCGAAGTCTTCGGCGGTGTCGGTAGTCGTGGCGTCCGTGATTTCGCCGGCCTCGCATAACGTAGCATCTGCGCCAGTTTTGGCGGTTGTGTTGTCGGTTGTGCTGTCGGTGGTCGTCAGGTCTTTATATATAGCCCATATTTCGCGAAGCTCATCGCGCCATTCTTCGCAATATTTCGCGCGGTGGCTGGCCACGGTGTGCGCGTCCTGGGCCTCCTTGGTTAATCCTTCGCCGTAAAGGCGAGCGCACGCGTTGCGGTTAAGTGGCTGATCTGCTTCTTTCCAGGCTGTCACGGCTTCCGGGGCGACGGCTTCGAGGTCTTCCCATTCTTCGGCGGTTTCTCCTGTATAATATCCGCTTTCATTCCATTCTGTCGCGCCAATTTCACACGCTGCGAAGATAACAGAAAAAGCAACTTTTCTGCTACTCTCGATCTGTTCGGCGGTCGGTGCGGTGTTGCTGCCTGGTTGCTCGCTCTCGTTGGCTGTGTCGGCTTCTTCGGCGGTCGGGGTGTTATTCGCCCCAAACCATGCGCGAAGACGTGCCACGGCCTCCGGCTCGCATGCTCGCCACTGTTGCGCCTCCTTATTCCATCGTGCGCCGTGCGCCTTGATCGCTTTGCGGTTGCGGTACGTCGTGCGGCTGTCGCCTACCACTGCCACACCCTCGGCGGTCTCCACGAGCTCCAGACCTTCGGCGGGGGCGTCGTCGGTCTGTGCCGCATCCTGAGCAGGTGCGGCGGTGTCGTTGCGCTCCTCCATTGTGTCGTTGCGCTTGGTCGGTGTCGGGTCGGTCGGCTCTGTGGTCTTGGTATAGCTGCGCTTATCCCATGCACGGCGGGCGATGGTCTCGGCGTTCTCGCTGTAGCCATGCGCGAAAATGTCGAACACGTCCACGCCCAGAGCTGCGGCCACTGCCTCGGCTTCCTGGTTGGTATAGGTGTACGCCTCAGTATAGCCGTATTTGTTGCGGTTGTCAGCGGCTGGCACGGCGGCGAATATGTCAGCTAATAGGGAGGCGCGCGCCTCGTCCGACATCTCGCGGACTGTCTCAACATTGCCGCCGTTGCGACCCATCGCCAGGCGTGCGAAGTCGATGAACTCGGCGCAAATTACGTCGCTTGAATCGTCCCAGCCGTTGAAGGTGTCGCGACGGCTGCAGAATAAGTCAAGATCGGTTTTTGCGTTGAACTCCTCAACGGTTGGGCTGTCGGTCCATGTTAATTCGAAATCAGCGCCCCAGCCACGGCGCACAGATACGGAGAACTTGACGCCGGGGAAGGCAGCAGCGCACATGGCCAAAATATTAGCCTTTCGCGCGTTGTCAATCTTTCGGGCGGATGCTGTGCCGTCCTGCTCCATCTTCTCCACGTTACGCATGAGGTGCGACCACTTCGCACAGCGTGCGCGATACTCTGCGAGGCGCTGCGCCTTCTCCTCGGCCGCCTGTCGCTCCTCTTCTGCCTTGCGTGCGTTCTCGGCTGCCTTGACGCTTGCCACCTCGTCGGCGAGCATCTCGGGCCATTCTATCGGCACATAAATGTAACGGGCGTACTTGTAGCCCTCGGAGTCTATAAGGTAATATTTGCCAGACGGCGAAACAACGAGGGCGCCGACGGTGTAAAAGGTGCCCAATTTTTCGGGGTCGTTATAATAGTCGTTATCGTCTTCGGGCACATCCTCGGAACGTGCGAAGCCCTGCAGGTTGTGACGTGTTACGAGTTCGTCGGCAAGTTCGCGGCGTGCAAAATCTGCCTCCGATACGTTTATAATTTGCCCAACGCAGCACAAATGAGCGGGGGCGTTATGTGCGTCGGTGTAGTAGGTGAGGGCGTGCAGCTCCTCAAAAAGGCCGCGGCCTCCGTCACACTTTAAGCCGCTATTATCAGCCCAGAAAAAGCCGCCAACGGCGGGCACACCTTCGAGGTTGTCGGCTTCGCGTGCGTGCTCTGCGTACTTGGTGCGCTGGCGTGCTGCCTCCTTCTCTGCGATGATCTCGCGGGCCTTTGCCTCGGCTTCCTCGGTCGTGGCCTTGCCGAAGGTCTTAACGTATGCCGGACGCGATACGGGCGACATGGTGCCGCACCATCCACACAGGCAAATATATTGCTCGTTGTCGCTGTAATACTGTGCGCTTTCTGCCTTGTCGGTAAATACTTTTGCCAAGTTCTCGGCGATCTGGTTAAATGTTGCTTTCATAATCTTTGTATTTTGTTTCGTTAAAAATTTCGGTGTTATTACAAAATGTCTATAAAGTAGGGCGTTAATACTTGATGCTGAGTAATACAGCGACCACGGCGGCGGCTATGTTGTAGCCGACGAACTGCCAGCCAGTGCAGCGGATCGGGTCGCCGTCCTGGGCGTAGAACTCATGCGAGGCACGGAGCCAGGCGCGGGCGGCGATGGTTGCACGGCGTGCAGCTTTCAGAGCTGCGGCGGTACGCTGGGCGACGTAGACGGCGGCGAGGGTGAGAGACTGAGCCAGAGCGCGCACAACGGCGGCGGCGGTGATGATTTGGGGGGCGGCGGTTGTTTTCATTTCTGTAAAGTTTAAAAAGTTTTTATTATGCGCGAATTTTTCAATTTTTCGCATGGCCTATAATATAGAGATTTTTCGCAGGTGCAGTGGGCGCAATGTCGAGCATGTCGGCGTTGTCGGTGCTCTCTGTCACCTGGATGCTGTCAGATGATGCAATGGGCGCAATGTCGAGCGTGTTGGCGTTGTCGGTGCTCTCTGTCACCTGGATGCTGTCAGATGATGCAACGGGCGCAATGTCGAGCGTGTCGGCGTTGTCGGTGCTCTCTGTCACCTGGATGCTGTCAGATGATGCAACGGGCGCA